TAGCTCAGTTGGTAGAGCACCGACGGAAACAAGGTGGTGACGTCAGTTCGAATCTGACTCCTTCAACAACAAAATGGTATTTTTCATACGAATAGATTATATGAGTTTTGCATTATTTTTATGTGTTTATTTTTCGCTTCTCTTGCCTGTGAAGGTAGGAGAAGATTTTGGTTAGAATTATTCATTAGTTAAAGATAAGCGCTCTTTTAGCAAAAAAAATGTGATTTTCATTTCTTAAAATTAAATTCAGTACTCCATCCGAACTTGTGAAAGTCAGGGTGGATTTTTTACTCGGGGAGCTGGCTGAACGGTTAGGCTTTTATATGCAGGTCCGAATCCTGCGCTCCTCACTACTACAGGTCATATTTTTAATATTTTATTGGTTGAATGAAAGCGAGAGTTAGCTTTCAAAGCCTTCTCTCGCTCGTTTTTGGCTATTCTTTATAACGTTTGATATGATAACCACGCATCCACCCCTCTCTGGCCTTGCGTGGTAGGCAATCGGAGAGGATTTGTATTGCATGAAAGTAATAAAACAGATAAAAATCACAAAATTCACGCTCGGCAACATCAAAAAGCTTGAGTGTGTAGAGAATATTAAAACGGTTAACGGAAAGGTCACGGTCTATCTAAAGAAAGATATGACAAACGGGAGACTTGAAGCTAATATGAATCAGTTTCTCGTCAAATTCCAGAATGGAATGTGGCAAGTTTACGGAGCCGAAGCTATTAACAACTTATACAAAAACCCAGGAAAGGAGGCTGGTAATCAATGGGGGTAAGAGTAACGCAGACGAAAGCCGAACACGAAGGAATGACCTTCGACTCGAAAGAAGAACTCGGATTCTATCTTTATCTGAAAGAACAGAACGATGTTAGCTGCATACACAGGCAGACAGGGTTCGTTCTTGTCGAGAAGCAGGAACAATACGTTGTAAAGCACCTGAAAACAAAGGATAAGCTTGTAAAAAAGCTACTCGAATTTCCGGTTATATATCATGCTGATTTCGTTTATCGCAAAGGCGACACGATCATCGTCTGCGATGTCAAGAGTAAATATACTCACTCTTTTCGAGAATTTGTTATCGTAAGAAAGCTTATTGTTCGGAAAATCATCGAGCATAACAAGCGCAGACATGGTGGAGAACCTAAGGTTGTGTTCCTCGAAGCGATAACAAGAGCCTTGCCAAAGAAGCAGGGTGGTGGTTTTGAGTTTAAGTTTATTTATAAGCCAATAATTGAATGAAAGCTTTTACTACCATAATTTATTTGTTTATTTTATTGTTTGTTGTGTCGGCAGTGGAGGCTGTAAACCTCTGCTGCCGAGTGTTTTGTGGTAGACGGTTAACAAAATGGTTCGATTATGATGATACTATTGATTAGTTTTATTCTTACGGCTCTTTCGTTTGCCGTTGGAGGTTGGTTAGGGAGCCTTGTTAAGGTCTCTGACGATAAAGACGATTGTTTTAATTAAAATTTATACTATATGAGAACAAGAACAGCATCTTGGTTCGAAACCAAGATTAAGTATCAGAAAATGCAGGAAGATGGCACGGAAAAAGCTGTCACCGAGTATTACATCGTGGAGGCTATGTCTTGTACTGCAGCAGAGGCTTCTGTCATCGAAGAGATTACGGCCTATTGTTCTGGCGACATGAGCGTTCCAAGTACAAAAGAAGCTAACTTCGGTGAGATTTTCTTCAGTGACCTTGCCGATGATGACAAGTGGTATGCTGCAAAACTCCAGTTTATCACCATTGATGATAAGAGTGATAAGGAGAAACGCAGCAACGTGAACTACCTTGTACAGGCCAAGTCGCTTGCCAGGGCGCTTAGGTACATTGACGAGGTTATGGGAAAATCAATGTTAGATTATGATATCGTCGGAATAAACGAGACTAAGATTTACGACGTATTTGAGTCTAAGCCTGAGTCTGGCGAAGCAAGCGAGAAGAAGAATGATGAGCAGAATCAATAACATTATTCTAAAACTTCCGCCCGAAACGAGAGAGAAAGTCCTATTACTTAGAGATAAGTATGATATCCTCATGAAACTCGACGCGAACACATCACGAGAGGTCGCAAGAAAAGCTATCCTGCTGAACTACATTAATGGCTCCGGCAGGAAGCTTTTCAGTGATATACACGAGGATATCAGGAATTCTCCTTCCGGCGAGAAGCAGATCGTTTATACACGATTTAGATATGCAGAGACAATTTAAGTACCTTAATTGGTACGAGTAGTTAATTTCTTAAAATCTATACAAATGGATATAGAACAGTTAAATAAAACGCCTCATAATCAGATTTGCGAGTTGGCAAGAGATAAGTTTATTGAGGTGTACAATCAGAAGTTCGGAGAGGGCGGAGAAGTGTTCTTTGAAGAACAGAAGGCTCTGTTTAATAATGAGCTTCTCAACGGCTCATTTAAGGGTTATCTCGAAAAAGCTACATCGTTGAATATTCACGATGCCTTCATGAACTTGGCTATTAATGGATTGTCGCTAGAAAAAGGAACTGCAACACTCTGTTACCTTATGGGTTATAGCAACTATGATAAGAATACTAAAAAATCGACTTACACAGCTAAGATTACATATACAGGATATGGTGAGATTCTTCTTCGTCAAAGGGCTGGCCAGATTCTTCGTTGTGACAACCCTGTAGTGGTATATAATTGCGATGATTTCCGCTTCGGTGAGCGTGACGGTCATAAATTTGTTGATTATGTGAAGACTTATCCACGACCAGCAAATTCATATATCGTTGCTTGTTACGTAAAGATTATCCTTCCAAACAATTCATACGATTACTTCGTTCTTGATCGCGAAGGTATCGACAGATTGCGTGAATATTCTGCTAAATTTGGCGGTCAAGACCACAAGGCTAACGCTCTATATGGCGGTAGTTATACTGGTAATGATGGTAAAATGTACTTCAAGGATATTGATACAGGATTCCTTATCTCTAAGACTTGTAAACATGCGTTTAAGACTTATCCTAAGTTACCTGTCGGTCTTGGTGGTATATTACAAGCTGATGTTGACAACCAACCTCAACAACAGCAGCAACAAGAAGTATTTGGTGCTTCGCAAACTGAAACACAGAAAAATGGTGTTAAGGCAAAGGTTGACGATGATTCTCCATTTTAATTTATAAAGTATGGCTGAAAATACAGAATTGCAGTTGGTACAACAACAAGCCAACAATATTACAAGACAGATTGCAACGCTCAAATCCGATACGGAAAATGCGGTGCAAGCTAACAGAAAATCTTATGAGGCATGTGTTCAGGCAGGTGAATCTCTTCTGTCTGATATTAGTGCTTCTGGTATGAATGATGCTCTTGACGAGAAAGCTGCTGAGTTTATCAAGAAGGCTAAACTGACAGAGAAAGCAATGACGGAGAAACGTAAGGGTGTTACCCAAGTGTTCGATATTGTCCGAAAGGGCTTCACAATGATGGAGAACCTTATCTCGGTCAAGAACACAGATTCTGTTGTCTATAGGATTCAGGAGAAGCGCAATGAGTATGCTGCTTACAAGCTGGAACAACAGAAGAAAGCAGAGCAAGAACGCTTGCGACAAGAGCGTATCAAGGAAGCTAAGATTAAGTTGAAGACTGACACTATTGATACACTCAACAATCTTCTCACCGAGCATTCTTCCCTTGCTATTAACTCGCTCAATAATACATTCACCTTGCTTACTCTTGACAACAAAGATGAAGTCAAGAAACGCATCACAGAGTTTTCTGATGTGCTTGACCTTGGACATCTGTTCGTTGATAATAAACCATCATATTCTTCTGAAATTGAAGAAAATGATGCAAAGGATATTATGAACGGTGCATACAAGGAAATTTCCGCATCGTTGCTTACGGCTTATAAGCAGACAGTCGCTACTACACGTGACGAGCTCCTTATGAAGTTTGACTCTAAGATTGCTGAACTTCTCGAAATCAAGAAGGCAGAAGAGGAACGCAGACGTAAGGAAGAGGAAGCACGTAAGGCAGAAGAGGAACGCAAGCGCAAGGAAGAGGAAGCACGTAAGGCTGCCGAGGAAGAACGCAAGAAGCAGGAGGAGATTCAGCGTGTCAAGGACGAGGAAGAGCGTAAGCGCAAGGAGGCAGAGCTGAAAGCTGCTGAGGCTGAACGCAAGGCCAAGGAAGCAGAACTGAAAGCTGCCGAAGAAGAACGCAAGCGCAAGGAGGCAGAAGCTGCCGCTGCTGAGGCTGAACGCAAGGCCAAAGAAGAGGCTATCCGTAAGGCTGATGAAGCCGCAAAGGAAGAGCAGCAGAGAAAGCTTGCGGCTGAGCAGGAGAAGCGTGATGCAGAGAATGCAGCCCAGCACGCTACTGCACAGGCTCAGTCGCTCTTTGCCCAGACTTCCGTTGGAGAAACCGGTAAGCAGAAAATCAAGGTAACAAAACGCCTTGTTGTTACCGACAAGAATGCCTGGCTCGACATCATTCAGCAGTGGTGGACGATTGAAGGCTCCAAGATGTCTCCTGACAAGCTTGCTTCCAGATTGGAGTTCATGCGCAAGGCGTGTGAGAAACACGCAAACAGCGAAGAAGAATACATCGTTTCTCCTTATATCAAATATGAGGATGAGGTAACAGCTAAGTAATATGGCAGAGCAACCGTTTGACCCTTATTATTCACGTGGTGAGGTCTCTAATTCAGACCTCACTGCGTTGAAGTTCGCTCTGAACCCACAACTCAACTTCGTGAAGGAAGAGGATAAGAGAAAGGCATTCCATCTTGGAACTCTTGTTGATGCCCTCGTTACTGAACCAGAAAAGTGTAATCACTACGCTATGACGGTAGATGATGAGAAATACACAGAGAAGGATTGGAAATGGGGATTAGACAGACTTGCAGTTTTAAAAAAACAAGCAACAAAGGATAGATTTCTTGATTTTGTTCTGAAAAATGCGGTCGGTCAGAAAACATTCATAAATCCGCACATGAAGATGGAATACCAAGGTTTCGAGTTTGAACTACCTGTACGATGTAAGTTCGACTGGTGGCTCGGCGAGTTCGGCGGTGATTTGAAGACCACCGCAGCTACGTCACAGGAACAATTTGAGGCTCAGATCGATTTCGTAGATTGGGATAGAAGCCGTGCATGGTATATGGACCTTACGCACAGTATAGACCCAAGATACGGAAACCAGGACTTTATCTTTGCGGTCTCCAAGACCAAGAAGAAAGTATTCTATAAGAAGATTGAACGTGGTGACGAGTTGTATTTGCGTGGTAGGGAGAAGGCTCTTGAGTGGGCTTTCAGAATGTGGTGTTTATTATAATTTATTATTATGTCAGATAAACCGAAATTATACGATTATCAAGAAGAAGGTGTGCGCATGGAGCTTGCCATGAAGCGCTGTATCAATGGCGATGACATGGGAACTGGTAAGACGGTTCAGTCTATCGTCGCCATTGAACGTGCAAAGGCAACTCCCTGCCTTGTTGTTTGTCCTGCCGCACTTAAGGTTAATTGGGAACGAGAGATAAAGAAGTTTACGAACCTCCGACCTCTCATTCTTACCGATTCCGTCAATGCGACATACGGATATCATCTTACTAAGATGAACCTGTATGATGTAGTGATATGTAATTACGAGTCGCTCGCAAAATACTTCGTCGTAAGCCTTGGCCCGAAACCGTTACGGCTGAAAAACTTCCTGTTCCGTGATGAACTGAAGATTATCAAGTCTGTTATTATCGACGAGTCTGCAAGAGTCAAGGATCCATCAACAAGGCAGTCTAAAATCATCATGGGATTGTGCCAGGGTAAGGAGTATATCTATGAACTTACAGGTACGCCAGTTGTCAATCACGCAACAGACCTGGCCTGCCAGCTTGCTATCCTCGGTCGTCTGAACGACGAGTTCGGAGGGTTTGGTGAGTTTTGTAACAGGTACGGCGAGAACGAGAATCTTGAAGAGCTTAACCGGAAGATACACGAAACGTGTTACTTCCGCAGAGAAAAGAAAGATGTTCTTAAGGATTTGCCGGATCTGACCAGAACGACCATTAGTGTTGCCCTCGACCCGGAAACGCAGGAAGAGTACGATACCTGCCAGAAAAACCTGCTTACATTCCTTCTTGAGTATAAGAGCTGTTCCGAGGAAGAGGCTAGGAAAAAGCTGAGAATGAAGGCTCTTGTCAGATTTATGAACCTTCGCTCGATATCCGGGCGAGGGAAGATGAAGGCGACTATAGAGTTTCTCCATGATACCGAAGAACAGATAATCGTATTTGCCGAGCATCGTGATGTCGTTAGTGCAATCAAGAAGGAATTCCCGGATGAGGTTTGCACCGTAACCGGTTCCGATAGCCAGCAGCAGAAGCAGTGGGCTATCGATTCTTTTCAGGCTAGAAAAAAGAGAATCATCATCTGCTCTATCAAGGCAGCCGGCGTAGGCCTTACGCTTACGGCTTCTTCCAATGTGGTGTTCGTCGAGCTCCCATGGACGATGGCGGACTTATCGCAGTGTGAATGCCGCGCCTATCGTAACGGCCAGAAGAATGCGGTCACATCGTGGATTCTTATGGGTGCAAATACAATCGACGGCTATCTTTATAGCTTGATTATGAAGAAAGGCTCAATAGCATCAAAGGTTACTGGAGAACAGGACTCCGCTATCAAGGATGCCGCTTATTTTGACGAGCTGGCCGATTTGGTTTTGCAAAATTCTTTAAATAAAAAATAATGGAAATTCAAGGAAAGGTTATTGCCGTTTTGCCTGAAAGAAGCGGCACCTCTCAGAGAGGAGAGTGGAGGTCTCAGACTTATGTGATAGAAACACAAGAGCAATATCCTCCTAAAAAGATGGCTTTTGATGTTTTTGGAGGTGATAGAATTGCTAATTTCGGCATTCACCTCGGTGATGTTATCAATGTTAGCTTTGATATTGATGCACATGAATATCAGGGTAGATATTTTAATCAGATTCGTGCTTGGAATGTTACTAAGGTGTCACAACAAGCAGCACAACAAGCTATGGCAAGTTCTGCTAATGCTGCTGGCGTGGCAAACCCGACGAATCAGCAAAATCTGTTTCCACCTGAACAGCAGTCTGCACAGCAGCAAGCACAGCAACGAGGGAACTCTGATGACCTTCCCTTCTTGTAGAATTAATCAAACGATCATTCAACGCTTATGTGGTTCAACCTGAAAAATGCGTTTGAACTGGAAACGTTTAGGACAAAAGTAGCCGAGTTGGAGAACAAAGGCGCGATGGTAGAGCTGAAAGAGAAACGTGGACGTTCTTTGAATCAGAATGCCTATCTTCATTTACTCCTATCTGCATTCGGTCTCCAATACGGCTACACTCTAGACGAAGTTAAGACGCATTTCTATAAGCTGGTAGTGAACAAAGATATATTCCTTAGAGAAGGGATTGATAAATTTACAGGAGAATGCTATAAGTATCTCCGTTCTTCTGCCGACCTCACGAAAGACGAAATGAGCAAATCAATTTCTGATTTCAAAGTGTGGGCAAAAGAAGAAGCTGGATTTGATTTTCCTGATTCTGATGAATATATCGCACTACTTCATATTCAACATGATATAGAAAGACAACAAAATTACATACAATAGCTTATGATGTTACCGACTAACATACGTCAGAAGTCTATCGAATTGTTTCCTAATGACGCAGAGAAACAGAAAATATTTCTTATGGGTGCTGCATTCTCGTTAGGAAACGATTTGTCGGATTTCGAGATTACTACAGGGCAAAAACAAGAAGAATATTATCCTTGCAAAGAGGCTCTTGATATGTGGCTTGCATACAAGAAAGAAAAACGTCAGCCTTACAGGCCACGTGGGTTAGAAGCTCTTAAAAAGAAACTTCTACAGTTATCAAACGGAAATCCTGAATACGCAAAGGTTATCGTTGAGTATTCCATGGGAAACAACTACACTGGGTTGTTCGCTCCTAAAAATAATGGTGTAAATAGTTATGAACAACAGCAACGAACTTTCAACAAGATTAACTCAATCCTTGCCGGATGAATACAAGCAAGCGGTAGCAAAATACGGCAAACAATATGTGCTATTCCTGGACAAATATCCAACTCTGCAAAATCGGACAGATGCAATTGTATCTGTATATGATTCTGTCGCTAGAGGCGGTATGTCGTTTGTTAGTATTGATAAGTACTTCAAAGATGGCGCAAGCGAGTTCTGGATTAAGATAATGCTCATCGACTTGTTTATGGTTATTGGAGCTATCGAAGCAACTACTCCTTACCAGTTCAAGGCTATGGCACAGCGTATCAGACAAGAATACTATCACCTTACGCCTAGTGAGCTTACTAGATTCTTCTACGAGTTTTCTATGGGTGAGTATGGCGAAATCTATGTAGGAAAGACAGTGAATCCTCAAAAACTTTTTATTGCTCTCGAAAAATACATGTGTAAGCTTTACGAAAAGAGAGCCGAAATTGATTCTCAAAAGTTAGCTGAGAAACAAAAGAAAGAAGATGAGGAATCTAGAAGAAAAGCAATATCCTACGAAGAACATTGTCGCTTAAATGGTGTGGATCCGAAAGAATCCCCTCTTGAAAAGCTAAAACAAAAACTTGAAAAAGAATCAAAACGAGACAAAAATGGCAGACGTAAGTAAAATGGCAGAGGAATGGCTCAGTGAGCATCCTGATGCGACAAAGAAAGAAATATGGTTAGCCGGTTATTGGCAATCTACCGATAACTGGTGCAACCGGACCAAGTAAATTTTAGAATTATGACACAGAAAGAACGTATCGAGAATGCTACCACAAAGCAAGCGGTAGTGTTCATCTGGATCTACTCCTGGGTTATTGTGAGAAACCTAGGAAGAGTAATCAATAAGGCAGTACACAAGCTGCCTTGGATGTTCATCATGATAACGGTAGTAATCTCGTTCATCGTTAGCTTTATCTTTATCTCTAAGGCTAGGGCTGAACGAGATAACTACAATCAAAAACTAGTTCACGTAACACAGCAGCTTGATAGCTATGTGGCTGCATACGGAAACATTAAATCAAAGTAATATGAAGAAATACAAACATACAATAGTGATGATCCTGCTCGTTATTGTAGCTCTCATCGCAGGTTACGGGTTTGCCTGCTTCATGGTTGAACATATTTTCCTTTCGCTACTGATGCTCTTCTGTATCAGTTGCGCATTGGCAGTAAAGAAGGAGGTGTAGGAATGTCGGCATATAATTTCACACCAAAAGGAGCATTCTTCATCAACTACAAGGAGCCGGACAGGGAAACAGTAGACCATATCACTTCGCTCTATTACCTCATTATCGGTTCTCTCGCTACAATCACACAGACGGCAATCAAAGACTTGCACGACAATCTCAGCGAGAGGAAGGACCTGTTTAAGCATGAGCTTAAGTATCGCATAAAGGAGGCATTCTCCCGTTCTGAGACTCTTATAGGTATATTCAAGAAGTATACCACTGAGATTTCTCAGTACGAGCTCTGGCTTGATATTACGGACATCATGGAGGAAGACCTGAAGATTGACATACAGAGACTCTTCTATACGACCGACAACATTCTTCTGAAAAACAACATCAAGGAACACAAGCTTCAGGCGTATGCATGCGTAGCCTACAACCTGTCAATCATGCTGCACGATATGTGTACGAAGTTTGATGACGTTATGAGTGAACGTGGCATCAGTTCCGGCAGCATAAGACCTTGCGGAGAATTCATACAGTCTATGTATGGTATGTATGCCTCGATGAGAGAGGTTGCCAGGATCCTCATACCGGACAAGGATGCTGAATACTTCAAGGAAGGCGGTCAGATTTACAGGGCTTTGCAGGTGGTTGCAATGAAGGTATGCAATCCGGAAAGGATAGACAACGCTGCCGACGAAGGACTGAAGCTCAATGGCGTTGACTATCATGGTGAAGAACACCAGAATAACGCATTCCTCCCTTGGAACGGCATCCAGGTTAACTTCCTGTCACGCAACTTTGATAAGATGTCTGATGAAGAACTTGCAAAGGCTCTAGGACGATCTGTTGGTGCAGTAAAGGCAAAAATGAGACAACTTAAACTAAAAAGAACAGAATAGTATGAGTGGAGGCGCATTTGATTATGCTCAGTACAGAATTGCTGACATATACACGGAAATAGAGGATGAAATCTACGGACATTCTCTTGATGATGAATTTGACGTAAATCGGTATATTGAAGATCATTGGTTAGAGGATTCCGAGAAAGAATACGTTCGTAAGCATCATCATACAATACCTAATCGTAGCGAGTATTCTAAGGAAACTATCAAGGAGTTCAAGAAAGGTATAGCTCTACTAAAGAAAGCCGAGGTTTACGCACAGCGCATTGACTGGTTACTTAGTGGCGATGATGGCGAAGATAGCTTTCATAAGCGTTTGAAACACGACTTGGAAGAATTAAAACGTAAAAAACAATAGCTTATGGAAGATTTACCTATAGGTTCGGAAATCGTCTTGAAGGTGGTTAAGACAGAGAAAGAACAATGTAATGGCTGTTTTTTCGATGAGATATGTAACAATATCTATGAGAATGTTTGCGGAGATTTTGACTGTAGCGCAAGCACTAGAAAAGACGGAAAGGCTGTTCAATTTAAAAGAGTGAAGTAACATGGCTACAGCAAATTTTGAAATTGGAAATAAAGAATTTGAGGTACGTTTCATACGTGAATCAGGTTATCCTCCAACAAAGAATGAACGTGGTTCTTCATTGGTTGAGTATGATGTAACTACATACAAAGATAATCAGCCAATGATGAAGAAGTTCAATCAGAAGAAACGAGTTTATTTCGACCTTGAAGGCAATGTTTATAAGGATAAGCATAGCAACAAGGTGTGGTTTAATCTTTATTACGAAAGGAGGTGAGCAATGATTAGAGACGCTGCAAAGATAATTGTAACACAAACTGGTGTATCACTTAAAGAAGCCTTGACTAAAGAAGTAGTTAAGGCACTCAATAAAGAAGCTTCCATCTATATGAATTATGAAATCCCAGAAGTAAAGCTTGGTGGCAATCCTCCTAGTGGCAAGGAAAATCGCAGAACTAGAAGAATGTTAGAACTTAGAAAAAGAAAGGGTAGATTATGATAGATGACAAAAAAATAGAAGCTGCTGCAAGAAGATACAGCGAAGTGACGGATTGTGATAAGCAAGAAGCCTTATTAATTGAAGAAGGCTTTAAAGAAGGTGCAAATTGGGCTATCAATGAGTTTCTGAAGGACTTGTTGCATCCTGCAAAAGATATACCAGAAGAAGAAAGACCTGTATTAGTTGTATATAAACATGGAGGCTACAGTATTGTGTATTGGGAAGCATATAATATTAGCGGTCAGGTAAATTACTGGACATTAGATATTACTCAGTGGCTCTACGTGGATGAATTATTTCCAAAGGAAGGAGGTGAACATGATTAAGACAGTTACTATGTACTCTGTCGTTTGTGACATATGTGGAAAAACATTCATTGATGAATTTAATGGCATTGGGGCTTGGTTGGACGAAGGAACTGCAAAAGAGCAAGCAATGGAAAGCGAATGGGCAGAGATAGGTGATAAGCACTACTGCCCAGACTGCTATGAGTTTGACGATGAACTTGATGAGTATGTTCCTAAAAAGAAAGAAGATTAATATGGAAGAAGTAAAGTACATACCAGGTGATTTTGTGATGACCAACGGCATTCCTGTCGGAACCAAAAAGGGCATCGTTTACCAAGTCACAGAAAGTAATCCTGATAAATATAGAGCGTTGGAAGATGGAAATGCATTCACTGAACTGAAAGGTTCTGTCACTCTTTCCAACTTAAAAGGAAAAACCATTGTAGATGATGGATTCCTATTTTGTGATAGTGGTGCATGGGTGAAGGATATTGTTCCTATTAATCTTGTGCCCGCAATTTTGGAGAAGAATGGATGGAGTAAAGAGCAAGAGAATTACTTTAATGATAGCTATCATATATTTTTAGAATGCAAATATGAGAAATACTCTGCCTACAAAGTTGTACATAATAATGTAGTATGGCTAAGAGACGTAAGAAGTGTTTCCGATTTACAGCATCTTCTCTTCGGTCTTGGTATTAATCAAGAAATGGAGGTGTAGGTATGGAATTAATTATCAAACCTTTTCGTGCATTACCTTGCCGTTTGGAGGTGTTTACAATTAATGGAAAGGGTGCAGACCAAGATAACTTTGGCGATATGTATGACTATGATGCTGAAAGCGCAGAGCCTTATGCGTGCGCAGATATGCACTTTGACCCAAAGCCTCCAACAAAGGAAGTGTTAGATAAATACAATTTAACAGAAGAAGAATATTATAACATCTGCAACGAATTAGAATGCGAACTATGCGTAGGTAGTTGTGGATGATGTGTTTAACTATTTATTAAAAAAGTAAAGCGTATGAATATAACCTATTTACGAATAGAAAATGGATTCGATATATCTAAGATAACTGGGGCTATTCCTCAGAATATTGGAGAAGGATATCTGTTTAATCTCTCAGGTAAACAATACACAACTATTGGTAGCTATACTAAAGACAAAAAGAGACTATTGAATATAGAAATCAGTTCTTTTTGTGGTCTTTGTGGTGGAGCAATACATTATTACGCAAAATTGTATATTAGAGTAAGCAATGTGTGTGGTAACAGCTCGGTAAGTGGATATTTGGGTGGAATTGAAATTCCAAATGAATATCAAACCATCAAAGGGGAGTTTGTTAGACCACTCACTCAAAAGGAGAAAGATGAGCAACCAGACAGATGGGACTATTGGTATCAAGTAGGGGATTTAGTTAATGCCTTTGAATCTCTTGAAGAGATAGAGAGTTTAATTAAAAACCTCAAAAAGAAGTTCTCTTCTAAGGAGTGGAAAGTTGAGATAAGACGCAATTATTAACAGCCTTCGGGCATAAATAAATAGAATATGAATACAGAAAAATTAGAAAGAGCCAATATTTTAACTAAGGATTTGATTCCTAAAGCAGATAGTCTTTTAAGTATGCATAGATTAACTGATGTAAGAGTTGGAGAATATCTTAATGCATTAATGAAAGGGGATAAAGAGTTTGGTACCAAATTCATGCAACTTGTTAATGAAACAAAACAGAGATTTCAGAAAGAGTTTGACGAGCTTTAGTAACTAACCACCCTCTCCTTGGCAACAGGGAGAGGGTAAAATAAAGAAATATGAAAGAAGAAAAGAAAAAAATAATAGGAAATATAGCGTCTGTAATGCTACTTATAGGGGTATTTCTCCTTATAGCACCCTTACTCATAATAGCATTTGAAGCGCATCTGTTAATAGGGTTGACTTTATTGGGGGGAGTACTCGCTATTGCCTCAATAATTACAATGGATATCTTACAAGGATAAGCAATGAACAAAGAAAAAGCAATAGTTCACATTAATAATGTTTCCAAGATGATTGGCTCAAAAAGAATAAAATTGAGTGAAGGTATGGCAATTCATATTCAAAATGAGTTAGTCTTGGCACTTAAAGAGTTGGAGGATTGACTATGACAAGAGAAGAAGCCAAAGCGTTTTATCCTATTCTGCAAGCATTTGCGGAAGGTAAAGTAATAGAGACAAGAACTGGCCCAAATGTTGTTGGTAAAGGTTTGGAAGACATGAATTATTGGACAGAAATGAATGAGATTGAACACTGGAATAATATACAGTATCGTGTCAAGCCAGAGCCTACCTACCGTCCTTTTGCAAATGCAGAAGAGTGCTGGGCGGAAATGCAAAAACATCAGCCGTTCGGGTGGATAAAAGGAAAGGAAGGTGAGCATCATTCCTTAATTACTTCTATTATCGCTGACGAAGAAGAAGTTTATATAAATGGTATCAGTGGATTCGTTTTAGATGAAATTATGGAACATTACACATTTGCTGACGGGCTTCCGTTCGGCGTAAAATTGGAGGAATAGTTATGGATAAAAACGTTTGTGATAATACATTGGTCTTTGGTAGCAGCTATGCTAGAAGCTGTATTGAAGTGCCTTCTTTGAAGGCAGGAAAGGCTAAATGGAAGGCTTTTTATGATAAGTTCCCTTGGCTTAAAGGTCAACCTTTCTATCTTAGACGTTCATGTTTCTGGGATGACGGTGAAAGAAATTTGAAGGCTATAAAGATAAAACTTAAAAAAATATAGTTATGGCAACATATAGAATAGTAGATATGTATCATAAAAGCCAGGCTGTTAAAGGCATACATTATGATTCTTGGGATGAGCCAATCTTTGCTTATCGTGTAGATAAAAGACATTCATTGCTCTTTGGGCTTATTCATTATTGGGATTATGGCGCATGTAACCTTCGTCCAGAGTATTTGTTTCCTTCGGTTGATAAAGCCAAGGATGCTATATTGAAGGTAGATAAAAGTAAAAGAATAACAATTTTATATGAATAGCTTATGAAAGCCGAAAATATTAAGTTCAAGGCCAAACGTCTTGACGGAAAAGGATGGGTTTGCGGATATTTCTACGAGGAGAATGGTAATACATACATCATTGAAAATCGTCAGAAAGAAAGCGGGTTAAACAGAAATCTCACTTATCAGGTTGACCCTTCCACAGTCTGTCAATTTACAGGGCTGAAAGATTGCGAGAATCAAGACATCTACGAGGGAGATATTCTTGCAGAGAAAGAATATCCTGAATTTGAAGTGGGGTATATTAATTGCACATTTGCTGCTGCTTATGTAGGAGATGATAAATTTATTTTTAATCTTACTGCATTAAGTGAAGCTTGCACGGTTTATGGCAACAAGTTTGATAGAAAGGAAGGTGAGAAATGAAGAAATATGAGTATATGGTAACTTCAATAGTTATCAAGAAAGCTGATGAGATGACCAAGGTTCTATCTGATAAATTTAATCAATACGGTTATGATGATTGGGAATTAGTACAATATAACCTAATACCACCATCTGCATTGATAACAGCATCTACGATACCTTGTTGCGGTTCAATCTATATACTTGCAACATTCAAGAAAAGGTTAGAGAAATAGCGTATGAATAAAGAAGAAAAATGTTGCGGCAACTGTCATTGGTTTGACAACGAAGACATTTACGGCGTAGGATGGTGTTCTATCAATAGTTGTGATGTATCTTGCGATTTTGTTTGCATTAGACATATAAATAACAATGATTGTAAATATTAAAAAATTAGACCCAAATGCGGTAATTCCGTTCCGCAAGTATAAGAGTGATTTCTGTTACGACTGTGTAGCCGTTTCAGAAGAAGAAATCGCCCCGGATGTATGGAAGTATCGACTTGGTTTTGCATTGCAGCCAAGTTTGTTGTTGAAAAATACATTCAAAGGCAATTTTGATAACAATATATGCTTTACTATACGCCCACGCTCATCAGTATGGAAGACAGGTATGGTCCTGTCGAACAGTATAGGTACTATTGACGAAGATTTTACTGGAGAGATTTCTGCTGTATTCTACCACGTCAAGCCTAATATGCCAAGGTACAAGGTAGGAGATAAAATTTGCCAAATTCATTTTGACATTTGTGTTGGTATAGAGTTCAAAGAAGTAGATGAGCTTAAGAAAACAGAACGAGGCGACAAAGGCTACGGATCAACAGACGAAAAGTAATCTATGACTGCCTCTAATGAAAGAATACCTGGAATTGAAGAAAATGTAATAAAGCTGTATCCTACAATGTCATTGCGCGAGGTTGCAGATAAGCTTCATTGTGGCAGGAGTACAGTGAAAAGATATGCTGACAGGAACAATCTCAAGCATACGTCGGAAACAGGAAATAGGCTACATGAGAAATCTGTCATGAATAACATAAGAAGGTGTCTTGCGATAAGATCAATAGACTACGCGAAAATGAGCAGTAGTAGAAAACGGCTCTTTAAGATGGAGTATGCAAGAGAGCTTGCCGGTTTAAACAGGAAATCAAACCTTCGATTATCAAGGGTTACAAGCAAGGCAAGAGTAGTAATATGGAGACTCTGTAAGGTGTACGATTATTATTACGATAGAGATTACCCCTGGATAATCTGGTATGACTCCGAAACTAAAAGAAACCCGAACGAGAGATACTATACTGAAAAATATGGTATCAAATTCGAACAGGGAAATGAATAACAGAAAACTTCTGTGCTGATCATGTTATATATTCAAGGGGTGGCTACACATCGCGTGCGGTCACCCCTTTTTTGTTTATAAACAACTAATAACCAAATAAAAACATTAGAAAAAACTAAGAACGTTTAATGTAGCTTTAACTTCCAGTATATCCAACCTAAAAATGCGAGAACGCCTATGAAAAGACAAACTGATGCAATCTTACCTATATTCAAGAATGCTTTATCGGTCTTTGATAATTGTTTCTCGGTTTTAACTTTGTATGGTATAGAATCTCTTACTATAACGGTATCTGATTTATTCCTATACACAAATCTATCACGATACTTAATGCTATACTTGTCCTTAAATACTGTATCCCCTCTGACAAGGACAGATATACTGTCGTGAACCCACACGGAGTCCGTTTTCATAAGGGTGTCCGTCTTGTTTACGTATCTGTCCCTATATTCTGTAACCGGAACATACCTTACGGTCGTACACTTACAGAACATTGACATTACGAAAAGAATGACAGCGACAGCCATAATCACCCTTAGAATTTTATCAACCATTTTCATATTTTAAAGCATTAATCCTGTTTAACCAACCATTTTTGAATTTTTCGCTCTGAGGCCTTGCCTGACAAGTTTATTATAGTTTGCCATCTTTATTTTCCTCCTCGTTTTTATCAAATTCGTGATTCAGCCTTTCAAGAATAGGTTTCCAGTAACTCGGCAATGCTTTCGTAAACTCAAACCTGAGAGTGTAGTAAATTACCCGGAAGGATATATTCTTCGGGTAAGCTTTAATGAGGTTCTTAAAGGCATTACATAAATAAACATAGCAGAAGATGTAAGTAAGCATCTTAATTACAAACAACGCTTTATCTCCATCATTACACCCAATCATGATTCCGTACATCACGTAAACAATAGCAATATACAGGAACATTTCAAGAAGCGCATTCTTAAACTTTGACGCAGAAAAGTTCCTGCATCTTGCAATACTTACCCCATCGGCTCTCATTCCGCAGAAGATATTAAAGCCGAATGCCAACACAAGAGCTACGACAAAGCCCTCCGTCGGCGAAATAAAAGCGAGCATAGCCGATATGATTGTTACGGCTATATGCCTAATTTGAGAAGTTTCTAAAAAATCTGTCATAATGTTATCCTGAATTAAGTAAAAATAAAGTTTCGGTCTCTTTCTTGCAAAGATAGCAAAAAAAACCGAAACTCTATAAGATAACGACAGAAAAATCAGACCTTTAAATCATAAAATGGTAATTCTCCACTATTCAGGAACGAAATGCACTCGTCAAAAATTTTTCTTTCAAAGTCAAGCGCACTGATTTTCGGGAACCATTTCTTTATCTTTCCATCGTTTCGTTTTACCATTTCTCCCCAGAGAACACACCAGTCGTCAAGGTTGATATTATCATTCTTGACCTCGTGCCAATAGTCCTTGGCTACATCTTTCGTGTGTAGCTGCCCGATGAGGCAAAGATGTAAGTCGGCCATTTCTTCATCATAATGACATTCTGCAACCTCACCCTGCACCTGCTTCATCATATCAAGCATTACATTGTCGTTCATCCCAACTTCACAGCAGTCGGCCATAATTGCGACGCAGTTCTTAATAACCTGCGTATCATTGCAAGATAGAATATTTTCAAACACCTTTTTCATAACCGTGTATATTAGTTCTACTTCAGGAAATACTCTCTGATATCGTACACGCCATCCTTGTCTTTCAGCAAATCAAGCGCAAGTTCGTTAGCATATTTGACCAAATGTTCAGGATCAATGTCCTTCACACTGCCTTTGCCAAGCATCTTAGCGACAGTACAACCGTGGTCACTTACCACCTGGTTCATTGCAACATAAAGGGCATAGTCGTTGTAGTAAGGCTTCTCTTCTGTTGCAATCCCAAGACCGGTCATTGCATTGAGCCAGGTCTGCATATCCCAAGTTGCAGATGGATTCATACCGTTTACAATCTCAGAAGCCTCCTTCTTAGTAAGGTAGTTCTTCCACTTGATAGCGCACAATTTCTCTAAATATTCCTGCGCCAACTCTGGGTGCTTCGCAGCCATATCTTCCATCATGCAGCGCATCGTATTACCGAATACGTGCATATACTTTACGTTGTTTGATGATGCCATCATCCCATAAAGCTCATCAAACTTACTCATAATGTCTTTTGCTTCCATATCTTATATATTTTTAAGCTATTATCAAATCTTTCAACTCTACAAAGTCCTCCTCTGTGAAGTTGATGCTTCGCTTGCTTCCAAATAGGATAGCAGTGGCAATTCCATCTGGCAGGTCAATAGACACAACTCCTTTGTCGATATGTCCGTGAATAAAACCTACATCGAATTTGTAATCTTCCACGGATTTTAGCATCTGCATCATATCTTCAAATATCGTGTTGGCATCTATGTTTCCGTCCTCATCGGCAATGAATAGGGTAGCGTTGTCAATGCTCTTGCCCCAACTATCCTTGTGCTTGGCGATGATATTGTGTGATGCTCGCTTCATATACACAGAAGGAATAGTCAATGCAGGGTTCTCCTTAACCATGTCGCTAATTCTTGCGTCTGCCCACAGATCAAGTGATGTAAGCAGTTTCTCTTTAAGTTCTGTTACGTTCATTTCTTAGTTCCTCCCTTCTTTGTTCCTTGAACCATAGCGAGATACTCTTGCCAAGTTTTGTCACTATGATTTGTCATGTAGTCGTTAAGCATAGCAGTTTTCTGTTCTTCTGCTTGCGCTACTTCTTTTCTCAATCGTTGCATCAAAGATAGATGTTTCTTCAATGCCTCTTGTCCTTGTTGAGTACTCTCAATGCGAGGACGTATGATGCGCAATTCCTCGTCTTGTACGAGCTTTGACACATATTGCAAGCTATTAACGTACTCCTGGTTTTGCATCAAGTACTGACGTTGTGCGCCTGTTAGATTGTCCTCAATCTTGTCAATTTCATCCCATAATGGTGTGGCGGATTGCTGCGCTTGCATATTGATAGATGCTCGCTTCTGCTGTATCGCCTCATACATCTTCTGTAGCTCGGCATCCATCATCTGCGGCTGTTGCTGACTTGTACCCATATCAAGCAAAGGGCTGTTTCCAAAATTCATCATAATCAATATCTTTAAGTTGGTGATATATTATAGAGAGGTGAGAGGGCATCCACCACGAGGGCAAACACCCCTCACCAACTCATTTTTTCTTAGTCCTTTTTACAGACTTCCTTACTGCTCTGTTACGCTCCTGTAGTGGGAGTTGAAGGAGCGGTGCAATTACAGCCGTAACTGCCGTAACCAGTAACTACTGGCGTAGAAGGGAGCACAAGCTGACCATCAATCTTGCGGCAGCACTTCTCGTTCACGTAAGCCATCATCAGCTTCTCCTTGTAAGGAGTGAGGGCTTCCATAACGGCTACCTTCTTGTCGAGGTCGCTATACTTTGCTTGCAACGCATCGTACTGGTCTCTCTGATTCTTGTACAGACCGAAGTCCGCATCAACCTGAGACTTGTAAAGACCGAACTCAGCCTGCATTGCACGGCGGTTCTCGGCGTTGATAGCATCGTTAGCACCCTTATACATAGAGAACTTCTCAGCGATGTCTGTCTCTCGCATAGCGTAGAACTTGTTAGCGGTGTCGAGCTTCATACCGAACATGTAGGTAAGTAACTTCACCTCATCATCGCATTCCTTCTCCATGACCTGCAAGGCAGTTGGCTGATTTGAACTTGCGTTAGCCCCATAGGCGTTGATATTCACGTTCTCAGGCATATTGCTGCCACCGAGTGAACCAAACACACTGCGGTTGTTACCGCCAAGCAACCAAGCACCAGCACCGAGTGCTGTACCGATGATACCAAGGGTAAGACCAGCATTACCTGTAGCCTTAGAAGCATAATCGTCATGCTTTTTTCCCTCTTCGTAGATTTTCTTCTCTACGACCTTTGCATCTGTCATTTCCATGATACAATCTTTTTAAGTTATCCTTATATTAACTAACACTATTGTAACGTTACGGACGCAAAGGTACAAAGAATAGGGGAGAGCAAATATAACTCTATCACACTTTCTCTTAGTGGTTGATTATCAGAGATTTAAGGTGATAGTAGGTAATATCAAACGCAAATACAGTAGCGACAAAAACAAAAAAAATCCCCTATACCACGCCAATAGTATAGGGGAATACCACATTCATGCTCAAAAATGCGATGCTCGATTAATTGCTACAAAGGTAAGCAATAATTCTGAAACCACCAAATTTTTCATCATTAATTTTGTAGATACAGATACAATCCTACTCCGAACCACATTATCAACATCATAGTTAACATCGTTACCCAAGTCAAGAAGTACTTATCGACCTTCTTATACTTATAAGTAATGTATAGGTATGCAATGAACGTGCTGTTGATTATTGCTAACATCGCTACTATAATCAAAGTACAAAACATATAATCCCTACTCATATATGCTCGCTTATCCGTGCTGCGATAGGGCTTAGAAAGTTATGATTTTCTTTTCTTCTTAATATAGTGAAGAATATCCCACTTCTTAAAATATCGGGTATGCCCACGCTTCTTGCACTCACCGTTCGGAATATCGCCCCTTGCTACCATTCTGTTCAAAGTTGCATCGGAAACGTGAAGCTTTTCCTTGACCTCCTCTGTGCTCATCATAGGGTTGAGCATGTCGGGGATGATGTCGCATAACCTATCCAAGTCCTCATCGCTCATTCCGCAAGCGGTGATTTTCTCTCCATTTCTCTGCTGCTCGTCAGCCTTAAAGCAAGAGTCACTTAGCGACTTTAAAGCTGTTCCGAGTATCTTATAATTCAATATCTTTCCCATATTATGCACAGATTTTACGTCCTAATTTTGTCCTGCTGATGAACATATCAAAAAATCCGTATAGATAAAACATTGCCGTCACTATCATTACGGTAAAGCAGGAATCTATCATATCATTAGTAGTGTACCAGCTCCATTCAACTATGTGAGCCGCATTGATGCCGAAAAAGTAGAAGAAGGGAATGCGGTATCTCCAACATAGGAAGAAGAATCGGCTTGCCAGTATAAGAACCATAGGTAAAATATACACCATGAAATATATGTAGAGATAGCAAGGCGTATTCTCTGCGTATGGGATAAACATTTCTCTAGGATGCTGCGAGAAATCCCACATTCCATAAGCGTGAAAGCACATAATTATAATTGGAACGTACTTGCAGAACCAGCGGAAGAACTTCAATATCCTTCTGCTATACCGATTACCATGTTTCATCAGCAAGTTCATCACTTCGCTGACGTCTTTGTCTTTCAACCACCTTAACAGGTCGCTTTCATCTTCTTTATTCATTCTTTTACTTATTTTAAATCAATTCTGATTGCAAATCTAAGCAATATTTAGCAAAATTGCAAGAAATTGTTATCAAAATAATACCAAAAGCGATAATTTAACATTAAAAAGCACTAAAATATTAGTTTTATACACAAAATATACAGTCAGCCCTTGCACTACCTTTCGTAATACAAGGGCTTCCTTTTTATATATCCTTATATTCAGATTTAGCATCGAAACAAGGACACCATTTCTTCCATTTTCTTGGATTGCTTCCCCAAATATCCCTGTGCCCCATAATTGTTGCGTGAGGGTATTGGCGATGCAACTCTACAAGCAATGACCTTAAAGCCACCTTCTGAGCCTCCGTTCTATTGTCGATAGGCTTACCTTTGCTATCAATACCGCCCACGTATGCAATATTGATAGCAGTAGAATTGTAACCCTGCACTCCGTTGCTAACCTTGCTTATGTCTAACAACTGATGTATAACTCCATCCGCAGTTACCACCTTGTGATAACCTGGATTTCTCCAACCCTTCGCCTTAAATTCTGCAAGAAGCTCCTTAACTCCCCACTTTTGAGAAGAAGCAGTACAATGAACGAAAATTCTTTTTATCTGTCTCATAATAATGAATCTAAAATTAAGTAATTAATAATACTACCGAGGATAATGATAATTGAATATCTTACCACGTCTTCCCACTCAAACTTCGCTAAGTGGTAGTGTTTGTACTGATACACCTCTCTACCTATCATCACAGGTAAGGCAAGCAGACCTACCAATATACTTACCAGCAGCCAACAAGCAAGACCAATCCAGTCTCGCTTGTTGAGTTTTAACAAATTCTTCATAACGCACATATCCAATAAGTCAAATATACGTCTAAGAATGCCGCTATCTCTGCCCAGTAATAACCTACAGTCTTTGGCTTTTTAGCTGGAGGAAAATAGATGATGAGTACCGCAATAGCCAACAATAGGGTAGGAGCGAGATTAACACTCGAACACCATCCTACGCACCCGATAGCCGCTGTGATAGCTGCTGATTTATGAATGATATGTTCCGCACTATTTAGATAATGGGGAACGAAACCCACAAACATCAGTCCTGCGCACCCCAAGAACGCAAGGAACTGAATACCTTTACCCGAGTCGAGCATAGGGATGAGCATCAGTATTGCACTCGCCACCATGACAGCGGTGAACACCCAGCCGTAATTTCGCTTGCGCTTATCGCCTATCACTTCGCTGCCCGTGCATTTCTGCAACTGGTAATACACATCACTCATCATGTCGGGAATGCCGAACCGCATGGCTGCGAGCAAGAGAAATCCTGCCCACAGGAGGAAAGAAATCATACTTAATACATACATAGTCTTTAGAAATTTAATTAGTTACACGTTGACACCATTTTATCGACGTCAACAAAATGGTATTACCATTTTCGTGACATCAGGAATATGGTGCTATCATTTTTCCGATGATGGGAAAATGATATTATTACACACTCATCTCAAGCATCTTCGGATAGCCTGCCTTATAGTCGTAGGCTTCCACCTCTTCGATGGTCGTCAGTTCGCTCACAGCTGCCTTATGGCTTGCCGTGACATTAAAACACTCCAGGGCATACATTTCAAGTGCCGACAATAGCTGAATAGCCTTGTCGCAATCCACCACCAGTTTGATGCCTCCAAGCCACAGTGTTGTCGTTTGCTGCCCTGCTGCCTTGGCGATAGTGGTAGAGTTCATTAAACCGACTCTTGTCGCTTTATCGAGCCAAACAAGCATACCATTCAACACAAAGCCGTTCACCTTATCAGAGGTATCGTAGGCTGCAATCTCGGCTATCTTGTCAACCTTTGCCTGTTTAAGTTTCAAGGCATCCATTTTAGCTGAGAACTCGACAAATGCCTTCTGTATCTCACCTTCATCGTACTCACCGATAGGCACGGTACACTCGTAGCATTCGTACGCTCCCATCTTCTCGTCAAGCACAGCAGCAAGATGACGAACCATCATTCCTCCGTGCTCATACTTTTCATTAAAATCGCCTTTAGGGATAAAGGCTTTGATAAAATTAATTTTCTCCATATTTTTTTACGTTTTATATTTATTCATTATTCTAATTTTCCTCATATTAACACAGAAAACTCTATCCTTGTGCGGCATCATAGTCCACGCTTTCCGGCTAATGTTATAAGTATTGCAATGAGCAAGCATACCCATCAGACTGTTGATGCGGCTTGCATACCTCTGTAACACTTCACCTTCAGGGTTGGGCACCATCCCAAACCTGTCAATCACGTCATATAGATGTTCTATCGTTCGTGGGTTTGGAAGCACCCTGCCTGGGCGAATTAATACGCCCGTGAACCTCACTCCGCTCGCGGCTCTCTGTAGGCTGACCTTATGAGGATGTAACGTAAGACCAAGCTCTTCTAACAGATAGTTCCTTGCCTCTTGCAGAATATTCAGAAGTAACTTTTCATCCCTACTGATAACCAGGAAATCATCCACATATCTGCCATACCCACCATCTTTGCCTACTCGCTCTATCATCAGTTTATCGAATTGAGATAGCAGAAGGTTGGCAAGTAATTGCGATGGCAGGTTGCCGATAGGGAGTCCTTTGCCCTCACCGCAGGTAAAAAGCGACTTATTAGCAGAGAGTTTTTCCCACAAACTCAAATCGCCTACTCGAACACAGTTCTTTGTCGGGTCATGTAAGACGACTTTCTTCCATAGCCACAGCCACCATTCTATATCACTTCCATGATACTTTTTTCTGATGGCCTTCTCAAGGAGGCCATAAAGGAGCGAACGATTGATGCTCATGAAGAAGCCTTGTAGGTCGCCTCTCAATATCCATGCTTCCTTAGTATAGTTCTCGCTCACTCGCTTTATTTGCTTCTTGACATCAGCGATACCATAACCAGTTCCCTTACCATTACGGCAGGCATACGCCTTATCTGTCATTTCGCCTTCGAGTATATCCGTGAACTTGATAGCAAGCAGATGGTGAATGATGCGGTCACGGAAGTCTGCGCAGAACACCTCCCGAAGCTTTGGTCTCGTCACACAGAATGCCTTACTTTTACTTATCTCGTATGACATCGAATTTAATTCGACATACAGTTGATAATTATTCGCAATGTAATTCATCTGGTATTCGATACAGCCCGGTGTCGAACCTTTATGCTTGCAGCAGTCATAATAGGCGGCATACACCTCTTCTATCGTGACATACTCTTTTTCAAATTTCATATCCCCTTAAAAAATAGCAAATACAGAGGCATTCGCCACTGTTGGATAATCGTAAACCGGCAGGACCACGTTACTGTTCCACTTGTTGTTGTTGTTTGCACTACTACTGTAGTTCCAAGCGTTCGTAGCGCTGCTCTGCGTATCTCGGTACATTCTCTGTTTTTCAGTCTGCTCACTTCTCACATAAGTGAGTTGCGTGATTGTACCCCTTGTCACATCCAGTGACGGCACTCTCGCATTGTCGTTGACTCTGCAATTCTCGCCTTTGCGCTTCCGCTCAGACTTCCGCCAGCCGTACACCTCCTTCAGTACCTTGTCTGACATCATATTAAGGTTGGTTGCCTGTTTCTTGTTTAAGAACTCGGCATCCGTGAGGAGGCTGATCCTTGACTTAACTTCCGACATAAGCAGAATATAATCGTGCATACGCTCCTCTCTATTCTCCCAACTTTCATTAATTCTCCTAACCAAGTCAAGAGCTGTACAAGACTTGACGACCGCTTCATTGTAGGTTGTAAATCTGACGGTTCTACTCACGCTATTACTATACTTGAGTAATATCTTGCACAAGAGTAGCGTATCTTTATATATGTACAAATCCTCTGTAAATGCCATTTTTTAAGGGAATGAAATTAAAAATTGCTCTTATATCCCTCCCTGCTCATTGCTCGCTGCCTGCTCGCTGCTTACATGGAGAGAGGAAGAGATTTTGAAGAGATAAAGAGATTAACAAGCGTAAACCGGCAGGACCACGTAACTGTTCCACTTGTAGCCGTTGTATGCACTACTACTGAAGTACCAAGCGAACGTAGCGCTGCTCTGCGTAGAAGTCCACCTGTATTTCTTCATTACGAAGTCGTAATAATTAGTAGCCACTTCCTCGCCATATAGGGTCTCCAGTACCTGCTTGATGATACCGATATTCGCTACGTGTACGTATTCCTGACCTATCGACATGATGAAGCCGTGCAAGTCCTCGCCTCCGATACTGAATATCTGTTCATACGCATAATCAAAAGCTGGTACAGATAAACTTCGCTCCTGAGCCTCCTGTCTGATAAGGTATGATGAAGATTCTCCGTTGTAGTAATTTGCATCTTTTACATTATTACCATTCAGGGCAATAGAATCGAACTGTAAGTTCTGTGTACACCATTGTTTGCTGACCAACTGCGACACGTTCTTAATGTCACTTGTACGAATACAGAAAGTGCCATGATTGATAGATAATGAGGCATCCGCTACCTTGATAGCTACCGCATCATCAGCGGTTTTTCCTGCTGCTACCCAGTCCTCGATGTAGTACTCATTTTTGTCAATATCTACCACAAAAATACCTGCCTTAAACTGATAGAATCTGTAGTCGATAAGCCTCTGAGGAACATTCGCGGTATTAGTTCTTGAATTTTTGTTAAAGCTAACGTTATAGCCATCCTGATTATCAATTCTTACAGTATATTCCTTCTTATATGGTATGAATACTGTCACCTGGCCCCTTGCGTCAGTTTGATAGGTGGTATCTTTTCTGTCAACGGTCACAACAACAGGAATACCTTCCCATGCCGTCCCCACGTTATTATCGTACTTAGTAACCTTGATAATCGCCTTCTCCATACTGTCTTCATCGTAAGGCAGATATTCTACATTGATATTACGGCTACCCAATACTGCTGTATAGCCTTGAGGAGCGATAGGCTGCGCATTGCCATACTCAGGGAATACAACCTGATAGTAGTTACCTCGATTGATGATGAATGTAGCCTTACCCTCTGCGTTGGTGGTATAGCTCTGAGGTGTCTTTCCGTTATTGAGGAACACATTAATCTTAATGCCTGCCACCTTGATAGATTCCACAGAAGAGGCGATGGTAACGGTTACTTCCTCGTCGGTATTGATAACATCTACCGACTTGGTTTCTCCGTGTCTGTTGGTCACAGAGATAGTAGAGCCTGATAACTCCACGTCACATGTTTCTGCGCCTGTTGTGGCGGTCTCTGCTGTTTTGATGGCGGTATCAAAATCACTCTCACGCTTTGTTTCTGCGTCCGCACGAGATTGCTCTGCTTCTACTCTTGCATCTTCTGCGGAAGCTCTGTCTGTCTCTGCCTGCTTACGAGTTGTTTCTGCATCAACACGCTCATTCTCGGCTGATACTCGTCCCGACTCAGCCCTTACTCTATCTTCCTCGTCAGCAGCAACCTTACTATTGAGCTTACCGACTTCTACTGATTTGCTTATCGCATCATCTGCTGCCGCATTTGCTTTAGCTGCCGCTGTATTCGCAGCCGATGTTGCGGCATTAGCCTTACCTGTAGCATCATTGCAGGCAACGATAGCATCATTCGCAGGCTTCTGCAATAGTTTTATCTCGTCCTCAGTGAGGTCAGCAAGCGTAATCTTTTCGCCTTTAGGTATAGCGAAATTAAGCGCATAGACAGGGTTTCCGCTTGCGTCTGTTCCATTCGCTACAAGAGATGCGCTTGCGGAAGAACCTGGAGCCAATGTATTGACTGAGCCAATCACAATCTGAGGAGTCTTACCCGTAAAGCCACGGAAACCACTCATATCTACAAGATATGAATAGAATTTCTGCCCTTGTTCATTCAGAGCAACTACATAGAGCTTTGCGTTATCCTCATCCTCCACATTGACGGTATTGATAAGGACGAAATCATTCTCAGCAAAAGTATTTACGTCCGTTGCGTTCATTACAGAGACAGAAGAAAATACCTTCTTGATTTGGAATGCCTTACCCGTAAGGTTCACGTCCGTCTTGTCGTAGTTGCCAGTTAACACATTCCACTTATAATAGTAGCCGTCTGCGTCCACATAAGGAGGATGCGAGTAGGTGGACAGCGCCTTGTTAGTAGCATCATCGCAAGCCTTCTTGGAAGTAGCAAAATCCGTCTCTCGTTTAGTCTCTGCTGCCACACGGTTTTGTTCAGCATCAGTACGCTTCTGTTCAGCAATTACCCTCGCTTCTTCCTCCTTCTTTCTCGCTTCCTCGTTAGTATTGAGGGTATCGTTTGTCTCCTTGTTGGTTTTGAGAGCATCATTCGCCTTATTGATGAGGTCCGACAACTCCACGGTAGGAGGGAGAATAACCATAGCGGTATCCATCTCCACGCTATTGTCTCCCTCATCGGTCTCTCCAAATTCGGTATCGGCATCGGCATTCTTGGCTACGATGGAAAACTGAGGGTATTCATTGCTTCGCCAGTCATTGCCGAATATCTTACCCTTCACTTCGATGGCATACGTACCGATGCTCATCTTATCGCCCTCTACTCTCGCAAGGAGAACATTGTCCTCCTTTACATCAATCGAAAACGCAAGAGGAATGCGCCTAAACTGATTGCACACCTGTACCGCTATGTCGGTACAGGCTGGCAGAGGGAAAGCCTGAGCTGTCCCGCCTACCATCTTCATCACTGGTATTCGCAGCGTGAAGTCGTTACCTTTTACTATTTTTTTCATAAGCTTATGATATTTATTAAAATCATGGTTTACAATTCATCCATTGTAACTGCCATGCGCTACGAACATAAACAAAGATATTAAACTGACCCGTCATTCCCGAGAAGAATTTATTGTTTCTGTCTCTTGTATAACCGCCACAATATATCTTAACGTTATTAGAAGGAGGAATGATATATACCCTTTTGTCAGAACCTTGGATAATTATCAGCGTCTGCCCTTCAAGAGGATTGGCAGGAAGCGTCAGTGTCATTTCAGAACCATTCGTGCAGATAACCACTCCAATACCATTTGGTATCGTCCGAGTATCATTAATGGATATTGCGTTCGGTGCTAACACTCCTCGTATAGCCGCATTAGTCTGTATTGCCGTGCGCTCTCCATCGTCACTACCATTTGTTTTAACAACATTAATAGCCAACGCAGGGTCGTTCGGCAATGACTTCGTTGTGTATATATACTCAGCAGGATGGTAGGATTCATCATAACCGTACTCCGTAGGAGTATTAAAAGCGGTGTTTGCTACGCTGCCACAAACGTAGTCCGCAGCCTTACCAGTCCATACGCCACAGAAATCCCTACTATTATAGGAATAACTAAACTCCGTGCAGGATACGCCTACGCGAAAATAGTTCACATTCGCTAATCCGCCTCTGATGTATAAAGGCAGATATTGAACTCCTGAGCCTTGGGCAGTATGACCAGAAGGAAGTAGCAAATCTCCTCTCGCCTGAATCATTTCTCCTAAGTTATCGTCTTTCCTGATTTCCCAAATTCCGAATTTACTATTACCTGTAACGTAAAGGCTTTTCGCTTCCAGTGTCTGTGTATTGATACCATCCGCTACAACCTCTCCTGCATTAATGAATTGCGCATTGAGCTTTCCGTTTTGGAACATAGCTGCTTCATCATAGCCCTCAGAAGGATTTTCTTTCGGGTTCTTTACTTGCACTTTGTTCCCGTACAGGATAACTTGGTCGCTTGTAATCTCTATACCAGCAGCTTTTAAACTCGCCTTATCTACCAAGTCACTCTTACGCTCGGTGTACTCGGTGACGACTGCACCCACCTCAATTTTCGGTCTTGTGATAGTTACACTCCAAGATGTTACACCAGTCTGTTCCGCATTCTTCTGGAACTGGAAGTAGATATGCTCAGGAAGTCTGTCCTTGAATCGAAAATGACTCCACACCCTCTGCTGCTTAGATAGCTCCTTGACTTGAATCAAAGCAACATAATTATTAACCTTTCCGCCATCTGTCACTTCGGTCATTGCGACATTCTGCGGTTCTGCGTATAAAGTGAACTTGGTGTTTGTGATAGGATAATAGGCATACACGCCCATATACTTAGCATCGCCCCTTACCTCGAAGCTGATGGTATAGTCCGTGTTAAGCTTAAAGGTACTGCCTTTAATTCGATAGAATGTATTGTAGTCATCAGAGCCTATATATGTGAGTTCATAAGCATCGCCCATAAGAGCTTTCTGACCCTTTGCTTCAAATACATTACCACCAACATCAAGCGTCCTGGAATTATCAATCAAGTTTGCGCCGATGATGTCATAATCGCTTTGCGATAGCGTCCATCCACCATAGGTGTCACCTTCCTCGACCATAGGACGGCAAATATAGGCATCAATACGACCAACATTGCCATTGCTATATTCAAAAAAGTTGAAGGCAAGATAGTTGTCTTTTTCGCCAGCGTTAGTTGTATCTATAACTGTCGTAAACAATTCCCATTTATTAAGCTTTGTTGCAACAAAGTTACTTTGTGTGAGATACGTCGGACAATTTCCAGTTCTTTTTGCATTTGTCTGTTCATCCGTATAGAGTGCTTCAAGGAAAATACGCCCATTTGTGTCATTAGTCTTGTAATAACATGATAAAACATACTTCTTGCCCTTTGTTATCTTGATGCTCTTACCTCCCTGTGAACCATCCCAAAATGCACCACGATAATGAGGTGTTCCATCAGTCTCGTCAATAGAATGAATGCAGTTTGTTCCCTGATACCCAGAGTTCATTTCTATCCTTACGCCATCGGTTATTTCGACATGATTATCCTCACGCAGGAATGCACTCCCAACGAGAAGGTTTCTTCTACCCACTGACTTTTCGCTCACGGAAAGTGAGATTTCCCTTGCCGTCTGTTCAAATTTCGACGTTGCTTGAGTCAGCTCGTTTTTAGTTGCAGCACCGCCCCCCTTTGACAATTCATCAAATTGTGCCTTGTAGCCCTTGTTATCAAAAGCTACAGAACCAGTGAACTTAGAAACGTTGACTTGCACGTTTACCGTAACCCACATAAGAGTACTTCGCTCTCCAAACACGTCGATAGGGAAGGAAATCTGTCCGCTCGACTTGCTGACTTTTTCGTCTCCGCTAATAGTTTCCTGTTCTATTCTATCAATAGTAATTCTTGCCTCTCCATTGACATTGGATATTTTGCCATCTACGTTTGTGTATTTTTTCGTTGCGTAGTTGCTTGGCAGAGAGAGGTTGTCTGCGCTTATCTTCTGATTGCCCTTATAGACAGTCACAGTCGCATATTTACCGCTTAATGTAGCAGAGTCAACAAGACCATTTTCGTTGGTATCGAAAACGAGAGTGGATGGAAAAACTTCTACTCGATAGGCATCATCGCCTGTTATCTGTACAGGTGTTGACCAAGGAAGTACAGCCTTCCCGTCTTTCAGCACAGCCTGACTCATCCATACCGTTGATGGCATAGAGACGAGATTATCGGATAGGTCAAAGCGGAACAAGCCGTAGTCTCCGTTGCTATTACCGCTGCTGTCCTTACAATAGGAGACATAGAAAAAATGCTGTCCTGCCGTAGTGACGTGGTAAGAATATGAAGTTTCTATTCCGTTACCTGATATATATGCTACACCCGTCTTCCTAAGGCTGCTTGAACCTGTTATCTCCGTATCAAGTGCATGAACTTGAATGAAGTCATAGTTACCTTCGGAATAAGCCTTGATGGTAACTTTAACGTCCGAATTATCTACATTCGTAGAAAATGATACTTTCATTATTGCCCATCCGTAGTTATCAGACAGCCCAGAAGGAGACTTCTTCCACGAATTACCACCTTCTGTCACGTCAGTCCAGCTTTTAGATGTAGAATCAACAGACGAACTGGCGCCATTATCAAAGCTTCCGTAGCAGATATTATCCACCTTGAGATAAGACCCACCTTTCTGAGGTGTGCGAGACCATCCGTCAGATAATTGGGACAAGTCTTCAACAGTTGGTTTTGAAGGGCGAGACGTAGCATTTTTGTACGCCATTACGACACCCTCACCACTCTCGGCAAAGGAGAAAGTATTGGAAGCAACAACTATAGCGTCAGAGTTGCGAAGCTCGACAGACAAGCCTTTCTTTCCATTAATTTCATCAGCGAAAGCATGGTATATATCAAGATATGTTTGACCAGAATTGAGCCTGTCACTCATTTGGCCATTCATAACTCCGTCAATATAGACAACACACGCCCCGTTAAAATCAATATCCTTAATGCTGCCGCTTGTTATTTGCTGTCCGACAGACTTGATAAATCTGACATCAAGAACTTTTGTCTCAACACTTGAAATCGTAGTAATTCTTTCCGAGAACTGGATTCCGTAAGACACAGCATCATCACCTTTCTCGCCTTTGCCACCAGAAAGTACTTTTTTCCAGTTATTCGAGCTATCGGAAGGCTCTTCGGTTACATCAACCCCCGAATTAGCAACACATACCCACACGGCATTGTTATGGTTCACTTGGTCGTTCTTATGATAGGTATTATTTTCTACCCAATCGCCTCGATAATTGATGATATTGATAGTACTGCCATCTTCCGAAATCCACTCAAAGCGTGAAGAGTTGATTTTCGTGCCTCCATTTGGAGAGGTTTCAAATACCGACAGAGATACCTCTTTATCACTACCATTCACGCTTTTCGTAAAAGTATGCTTATATTCTGTAATATTAGCATAACAAGCGATACGAGGAGCATATTCGCCAGTCGTCTCTAAGATAATCACGTTCTGTCTGTCTGTCTTATCATACTCGCCGTGTTCGTTACGATGTCTGTTACCATCAAGCACGATTGTGTCACCCTCAGCAGGAATGTCTCTCGTCTCCAAAGGTGCAGGGTTAGAGCCATTGTAACCTACGCTAAACTCATCGTCGTAGCCATCAATGTCACCACAATGCTTACCTATCACAATCCAAGCAAACGCCTGCCCATCGTACAATTCCACCTGTACTCCTTTCGTCTGCTCGTTGCCATCCTCATCAAGGTAAGTTTCCGTCTTAGTGCCGTAAATTTTTTCGTTCTGTGTAGATACACCACCATCAGGAATAGTACGCCAATAGCTCTTGTTGCTTACATCACTATATGTTCCACCAGCCACAATTTCGCCCATCGTCTGACAGCGCGCTTGGTCGCCCTCCTGCCAGTCGTTCATCGTAGCAGTAGTACCATTATCGGCTAAGAGATAGCATTTCCAGCCAACACATTCTACGTCATCATCAGTTGTTTCGACCCAAGATGTCACACCGTCAGCAGATACCAATTTCTTGACAGGCACAACTCTGACAAGCTTACTTCCTGCTCCAGATAAATAGATATTGCCCCCCGAATAAGACAGCTTGCGTACCTCTAATTCGTGGAATCTCGCCTTACCCCAGATAGTGAGGTTGGTAAAAAATGCATGATACTTGCCGTTCTTCTCCTTTTCGACAGAGAAGCCTTGTTCAGCCGCATTGTCGTAATCGAGAGACTTGATGGCGCTAAATACCGCCTCGCCAAGCTCCGTAATCTTAGCGCTGTTGCCGAACGTCGCTCCCATCGCCAAATCTGTAAGACCTTTCGCAATAAGACCTTTCGCAAAGGTTATTAAGCCTTTCGCTGTGTCATCGGTAAGCTTGGAAAGGAAAACCTTACTTCCCTCGGTAGCCACCTGCCCCTTAACCTGTGTCAATGTAATTCCGCCGCCACCTCCTGAACCGCCGTTTCCGCTCTCAAGAGATGTTATCTGCTGCTGGATTTTCTGGATAGTTCCGACCTCCTTATCCTCTCTAAGAGTAATCTCATAAGTAGGGATTTTACCATCCTGCTCTTTGATGTTGAGCTGGTCTATGGTAATTGTGCCGCTAATATTCAGGTCGTCATCTCTAAAATCCATCAGATCACCTGCCTTCAAGGTGTCATGCAGACTTTTAATTGCTCCCGTTTCGTCAGCCATGGCTGCGTCGTGCTGCCTTGCCATGAAAATCTCATCCACCTTTGGCTGATAGACGTATCTCGTGTAATCGTTCTTTTCGAGAAGAGCGATTGCGTACTTAAGGAGCTTCAGAGACGCAGCATTGACATACGAATCAGGAAGAGTGATACCTGTAAGGACGAAATGGTCGCCTTTTCTGATAGGATAGTCCTTGTATGGGAACCAAAGCTCAAGAGCATCATCCTTGATTCTCTCGATAGTGAGCCTCCATCTCCCATCAACCTTGGTTGAGGATGCTACCTTGAATGTACGACCGCCACACATACCATCTTTCATGGAGATTGAGAAATCATCGTCCTTCAAGTCGTTTATATCGAAATCGACAGCTTTACTGAGATAGATGTCAACGTTCTTGACATTTTCGTTATCATTGAATCGGCCGTCATCATCAGGAGCAATACCCTCATCAATCTCATCAACACGCACACCACCGACAACCATTTCTTCGATTGTAGGGTAAATTTCGATGATTCCATTTGTCTTATCGTCTGTGTCAAAGAACTGTGATGCGGAACGCAGACCAATCTGATCGATATTGATAGAATCAATGTAAGGTCTATGCGGATCAGTAGAGAATCTGTGTTGCTTCCCGGTAGGGTTCACATACTTCTTCTCTTCATCCGTGAGCGATTCGTAGAAGTCACTCAGTGATACATGTGGAAATCCAGGCAGCATAAGCCTGTTGATTGACATATTGTTCGGAAGATTCTCTGCGTATTCCTTCATGGATGAAGGAACAGTTTTCTTATTGAGACCGGACGTGATATACATTTTCGTTTTTCCAGCCTTAACCTGCGAAATGAACGCATCAAGTTTCTCCTTTGATTCCTCATCTCCGGTATCGACCTGTGCTCCTTTCAATTCGCTGTGGAATCTGCATTTACTGGAGTCGTGCATCTGTGCCACATAACCCGTAATGATGTTCTGGAAATCGAACGTTACCTGAAGAACCCATCCGGAATACCGTTCCTGAGATTCGCCGGAAACGACATATTTTCTCTTATTCTTAAAATACGTCTCTATATAATCGAGGTCCAATTCGAGTTCAACATACGTGCTTGCTTCGACGACTTTTGTGATATTCGCCACATACTTGACACCGAGGTCCGCATAGTAATGAGAAGGAAGATTCTTCTCCGAACCATACGCTCTCAGTCTCGTAATGACACTCTGATCAGAATCTGCGTTCTGTACAATCTCGTAGAGTCCATTTCCGAGTCCGTACTTGAAGATATGTTTTGCCTGTATTCCGGTAGTACCGACATATACGTTTCTTCCTCTGACGATAAAGTTTATGTTCCACTTCTCGTTTACAAGCACAAGGGCCTGCCAACAGGTCTGCGAATCCACTGTGATAGACATCGATTCGATGACGTTATCGCTTGTTCCTTCGCCGTACATTGACAGCCAGTCGCTCGCTAGGCATCCACGCTGCACGGAACGCTCCATGTTCCTGGAGTAAATCTTCCAAAGGCCCTTACCAATCTGTTCGTCGAGGTTCGCCTGAATCCTGTCAAGCAAATCGTCCAGAGTCTGTACGTAAAATGGAAATTTCGGTAGGGCAGTGTAGTGGAGTTCGTTGTCATTCAATACCACATCGAGGAACTCAGCCCTAGAAAGCTCATCCTGCAATGCGTTGAACTTTACGCTGTCATAAACGAAGCCCTCACCGTAGGTGTCAGGTCTTGCCTGCTTATCTTTGCCCGGCTCGTAGTTGAGCTCAAACCGCTCGCCACGATAGACAATATAGTCGCCTATCTGAAAGCTGATAGGCACTTCGTGCTTGAAGCTGATAGTCAAAAAACACTCACCCATCCAGGAATCAGAGTATTCTAATCCATGAACGGTTATCTGCTCTCCGTTAACGTCTGTCAGCTTCGAGCCGTCCTTATGATAAATATTCCAAGTGCTCATGTGTCAGTGTTATCCTAAATTTGAAATCCTGTCCTGTGCGTCCATAATCGGATTGATATCAGTAACAGGGTCGTTAAACTTGAAAGTGATAGAGAGGACTAGCAAGTCCTCGCTGTCCGGATATCTGTATAGGTCCGGATCAATGCTCTTCAGTCTCACATGCTGCCTTCCAATCTTATTGAAGTCGCAGTACATTTTCATCATGCCAGACTTACGGAGATAGTCAATGAAAGCCTTACACTTCTCGTTTGCGCCGAAGGCATTACCCTTGAACAGGAACTTGACCTTATTCTCGTATGCTGCAATGTAGAGACCATCCTTGCCAATATACTCGTCGTCACCATGCTCGTCGTGCCATTCCCTTTTCACGGGTTCCTTGACGGCATCACATGGTTTGAACGGATTCTCGCTAACATACATACCGAAGTCGGCGATGGAGTCCTTCACCTCATTCCCATCGCCTTCCTTCTGCATGTATATCCTGAAATAATCTTTCATACCTTAAATCAACTTTTTATAATTGCAAATATACGGAAAATAAAATAAATATGCAAGAAACATTCAGTTAAAAACGCATAAATATACAAAAGAGGGTGCAGATATAGATCCGCGCCCCCCGATTATTACTTCATCTTCAATGACTTTGTTCCGTTAAGAACCCTGTTGAAGTTGTCGTTATACTCAACGAATATACTTTCAATCCTCTCAGCAGCATCGGCATTACGCAATGTATTCTGGGCAATCGCATTAAGCTGCGTCAGCTGGGACTTCGCAATCTCGTTCATCTCTGGTATAAACTTGGCCTGCGATTCTCGAACCATCGCCAAATCAGCGCGCATGCTGTTACAGTAGGATACAAGTATATCAGCGGTTTCCTCTGTTATATTCTTTACGGAGTTCCTTGATGATGAACTACTGTTGTCAGACCAGTTATAGTAACTCTTAAACCAATCCCTCTGAGCTTCGATATCCTTGGCAAGGCTATCAACGTCCGACATTATATCAGACATCTCTCTGTCCGTATATTGAGACGAAGGTTTGTCTGGCGTACCAACAGGCGCAACTTCTCCATTCTTAGCGTAATCTTCGGTCTTCTTCAAAACAGCTTTAATTCTGTCTCCGTAAAGATTCTCAATCATGGAGTTCAAGATGACCTTCTTCAGATTCTCCTCGAAATGATCAACGAGATTGTCTGACGAGTTAGCCATCGTTGCCATTGCATCGCCCCAGGAAGACACCAAGTCAGAGAACTTGTTACCGGTAAGCTTCTCTGTCACCGCATCAATCATATCGTCAGCCTTCTCGCCATACTGAATGAGCTTTTCCAGGTAATCTCTGAAATCTGAGTCCATGTTAGCCCAAAGACCTGTGTAATCCTTCTTAATCTTCGACAATGTATCAGCGTTCATGTTGAGCATGTCTTCCATGCCGTTGAACTGGACGCCGTACTTTGAAGAAATTTCACCGGCAACATCTCGCCAATTCTGACCATTGTAGCCGTACGAACCCTTCCACATTCGATACCAGATGGAGTGGGAGCCAGCTGACGAACCAGAGTTGAGTCTCTTCTGGGCTATAACCTTAGTCTGCTCAATCTCGGCTTTGAGCATTTCCTGAGCTTCCTTGGATGCCTCTGTAGCCTCAGTACCCCAATGGATATTCATGTACTCAGTCTTCTTGGAGATGAGAGAATCCCAAATAGAGGACAGGTTGTCGTACTCAGCCTTCGCCTTGTTGTAGCTACTGTAGTCTGCACCGAAAGCCTTGATGAGCGAGCTTCCCACACTCAGGGCTGCTGCCGCTGCCGCTCCGTAAGGACCTGCTCCTTCGAGAAATTCAAAACCCTTCATTTTGCTTAGAGTACCAATGGCTCCAGCCGTACTTGCCGCCGAAGATAATGCGCCTGATGCTCCACCAACAATTTGACCAAGGATTGAATCCTCTTCGCCCATAGCCTTAAACAGATTGATTACCGGGTCAAGAACCGTATTGAGTGCCTGCATCTTCGTCGCAAGTTCAGAGATTGCTTTAGACGAGTCGGCGTACGCTGACTGCTGATCATTCTTCAGACTCGCCTTTGTTCTTACGCCGCCAGCGATACCAAGTTTCGAAGCCTCCTCCTTGCTGACGAATATCTTCGCAGTATCGCCCATGCCGCCAAGACGCTCGTTTATGAACTTCCCGATAGCATTGCCACGCTTAACTCCTCCGAATACACTAGGGAACGGATTTCTGCTAATCTGCTCATTTCTGAGCTTATCCAATGCATCCCTCAACTGCTTGATTGATTCTACAGACAGACCGGTAGTCATGGAGAACTGGTCAATCTTCTCAATCATCGAGTTGATTGTTGCCGAGGACACCCTATCGAGGTCATCGAAGATAGCAACCCAATCAGATTCCTGCTTGAACTGCTCGAACTGAAGCTTTGCCACGTTCTCGCTGTGAGTCTTTGTGGCTCCGGCCTTGGCTCTGTCTCTCATCTGCGGGTCTTCTATACCATTGATGAGTTCAAGCTGTCTCTCGTATTTTCGGTTTTCATCCTCAATTTGCTGGGCGATGGTTGCATTCTTTTCAATCAGACTAGCCATCAGGTCGATGGTCTCCTTCTTGATCTTGTTATTCTCATCTTCCAGCTTCTTGCGGATATCGTAAACGCGAGTCTCCTCGCCATACTTATCCTTAACATTTTCAAGACTCATTCCCTTAACCTCGTCCATGGTCAAGTTAAGGCCGGACTGAACGTTGTCGTGCTTTACCGCAATATCGAGCTGCTCCTCCAGGAACCTCTTGTATGTATCAAACTGAACAGTTCCTCCGAAAGCTATGTTTTCTGAACCCTTCTTGTTTCCTGTCAGCTCATATATCTTCTTGTATGTCTCATACTGCTCGGATATAGTATCAAGTTGCTTATTGAGTACATTCAGTTCGTCTCTACGCTGGTCTTCGAGAAGTTTTCGGTTTTCAGTTTGAATGCCCGCCTTTTCGTTTGCAGCATAGTCCAATCTGTCCTTTGTTGATGCAGGGAGAGTCCGCAAGAGTTCCTTGATGGAAGTCTCGTAGTTGGTGTAGTCAGAGATAGGGAACCTCTTCTTATCACCAAAGATAACCTTAAACTCTCCGTCGTTTGCAAGTTGACCAAGAGCACCCTTTCCGTAGAGTTCCTTGAACTTCTTAATTTCGGAATACATCTTCTTGTATAAGCCGATGCGTTCACGGAGATTCTTCAGCTGTTTATCTTCTTCGCGACCATTCTTGTTTTTACCCTTACCGAAGTGACCAGTAACCTTATTCTTTCCAAAGTCGTCAGAGATGTAACCTGCGTTAGCGATAGCTTTCCATAAATCGTACTTGTGTTTAGCATTCTTGTACTCAGAAGAATTCTTGCTTACTTTTCCATTGACTATCGTGTCAAGCTCATTTCTTGCAGCTTTGAGCTCCTTACGAATATTCTCGCCTGTAGTCTCGAACGACTGGTCTTGCACTTGTCTTAACGCATTATCAACCTCTCTCGCCCAAAACTTACCTTTCTTTTTGTTTCCAGTGAAAGTTCCGTTCTTGTGAAGTCTTTTCCTTATAATCTCAGAGAAAGGAGTGTTCACGCCAGAGTTATACGAAGGCTTTCCCTGCTTTCCGTTACCACTGTCGCCTGGCCAAAAGTCCATATCCATGAGCTCACTGATAGCCGAATGAAAATAATACAATATGGTTTTGCTTGTAATATTTGCCTTCTGAGCCATCTTATCCATCATGCTGGCGAAAATCTCAGGGTTTCGTTTTGCCCACGTGCGGAATTGATCTTGAGACAATCCGAGCTGTTTTCTGACGGACTCAAGTCCTCTCGGCACGTCGTCATACATTATTTCGTACACATCATCGAAAGAATCATTCGCTCTTTCCGCAAGTTCCTTTAACCAGTCTTCTGTCTCCTTGCTTCCATTTGCAAACTTGTCGACAAATTTCTCCCAATCATCTCCGCCAATAGACGCAAGCATACTAATCTGCTCAGTAAGGGGAAGACCCTTGATTTGGTTTGCAAGCTCTTCGTTGTTTTCCATCAAAGACCGGATAAAATCCTCCATTTTTGCCTTTGTACTAGAGTCGAGCTCGTCGAACATTACCTGGAACTTAGACAGAGATTCTTGTGCTTGCTCCACATTCTTTGCAATATCATCGTTCGTGAGTCCATTCAACCACTGTAACCATTGTGGAGTATCAGATCCGATCATATCGAATAGGTTGTCGCTAGCAAGACCTGTTGCTGAAGTTGCGTTATTCGTTATAACTCCATATTTATCAGCTAAGACATCATTCGCTTTTTTCGCATCCTCAATTTTTCCTTTGAGTATGTCGTATTGTTCTGACAGGCTTCCTGCGCTTTCAACCTGCTTCTTGATAGAATCCGTGTAGTCATCTGAACTTTTCAGAATCTCCTTCATCGAGTCAACTTTCGAAGAAAGGTTGGACGCGTCTTTTGGGCCTAATTCAGACAGGAAATCTCTGTAACTTTTTGATTTCTGCTTAACTCCATCAATCAACGTCTTTTCTTCTTCCTTTACTCGACTTGACCATTGATAGTACCCCATCAGCAATGAAGTGACAGCCGTAATGCCGATACCCCACCAGCCACCGATGGCGTTGAAAAATCCTCCAATCTTTGAAGTTGTCATGCTCCAAACGGCAGACATTCTGCCTCCATTCAAGATGATTTGCTCTTGCTTGGCGGTTATTTGTCCCATCAATGCAAGCTGCCTAATTATCTCCTTAGAAACCAAGCCTTCCTTGACTGCTCGTTGCATCTGCAATACGGACATTCTTCCTTCGAGTGCAGCCCTATTGTAGCTCGCGGCAAGCGATTGCTTTTCCGACAGAATAGCAGCTCTCTTGAACACATTCTGCTGGGCAATCTTCTGCGTAATCTCTCCTTCCACAACAAGTTGCTGCTGTTCGATAGCATAAGACTTTAGCTGGGCATTCATCTGCTGGGTATAACTCTTAGCAAGTGATCCAACACCCATCTTAGAATAAGCCATACCGCCGAGCTTCCTTGCAGCAAACACCGCTCCGAATGAAAGAAGGGCAGGAGACAGCTTGTCTAAAGCTAACACAAGGTCAGTTACTCTATTTATGATGAAAGAGAAAGTACCTCCGACGACATTTTTTCCTTCCGCGAACCTTCCAAGCATAATATCCCAGGCATCAATGAGCTTGTTCCATCGGCCAAGCAATGTTTCTGACAAGACAAGCTGCATGTTGTAAAACTGACCACCCTCGTCCGTCATCTTCCAAAGTACCTTCTGGACATCCTCAAAGCTAACCTGTCTAGCACTAATCATCTTCTTGACATCTGCCTGGGTATAATTGCTCCTTCCGTTCTTTCCTTCTGAGTTATAAAGTTCAGTGATTCTCTTCAAAAGAGGAAGGCCTGCGTAAGCAAACTGGCGTAACTCCTTACCATCGAGCCAAGAGCGAGCCTTAACCTGACCAAATGCAAGACCCAATCGGCTGAAGTCTACACCAAGACCAGATGCTATATCCGCAAGTCGCTTAGTTGTATCGTACAAGTCGTTTGCCTCTACTCCGAATGCAGCCAACTGCTTGACATCTCTGTTCAGTTCTCCAAATTTAAACGGAGACTGCAATGCAAGTTGCTGTGTCTGAGCGAACAACTCGTCAGCTTTCTGTACATCTCCAAGGATAGAACGCAACGCTACATGCTGCTGAACAATCTCGCCGCCAGTCTGTACGATTGAATTAAAGAATTGCTGCGCGCCAAAGACAATACCGCCCTGTAGGAATAATGACTTGATATCACCGATGGCAGATTGCATCTTCTTTGCCTCCGCATTTGCACCGGCGAATGCAGCAGCAAGGTCGTTTCGTGCTTTTGCAGCCGTTCTCGTTATCTCTTCTTGATGTTTTCGCTCAAGGTTTATCGCTTCCTGTTTTTGATCAATTACAGTTAGCATACTGTTTATCAGTGGAGCATAGTCGCTTGTTCCTCTACCAATAGAGAATAAATCTTTGATAGAATAACTACCAAGATTATTCATCGCACTGCGCAATGTATTAAGCTCTTGCGTAATTTGCGAGAATGCCTGTTGTAGTTGTATTAACTCTTGCGTACTTAACACATTCTTTCCACTTCCAAATAAACCTTGGAGCTGCTGTCTTTGTGCTTCGAGTTCCTTGACTCTATCACGAACAAGAGACTCTGCTTGTTGACGAGATGCCGCAATCGCTTCTCGACGAGCTTGGTTGGTTCTTGCTGTTGCCTCGGCAAGACGTTTTTCTGCATCTTCAACCTGCTTTTGTACGTTAAAGTATTTCTCGAATGCGGCAGTAAGCTCATTCTGTCTCTTAACATGAGCCTCGGTTGCCATAGCCGCTTCCTTGGCTATTCTGAACTCGTCAGTCGATTTGTTCTCTAAACCGAGCATTTTTCCAAGGTTTAGTGATCCGCCAGATTCCTTTAAACGAGCTATCGTCTGTTCAAGGTTCTTAATTTGGTTATCCACGTTCTTGAACGCTTCGTTGCCTCCGAGTTTGTTAAACTCGGATTCTAAGTCTGCTATGATATTACGAAGGCGCTGCAACTCATCCTCCTTATGTCGCATCTCTGGAGTATTCGCATTACCGAATTTTAATCCGCTCTCGTAATTTAAGAAAGCGTATTGCGCCTTAGGGTGGTAATAAGCAAGCTTATCTTGAATCTCCTTCATGCGATTTAGCATCGCAATCCGTTTCTCTAATATAGTCGTGTCGAAACCATTAGAGAACAGCGAAACCTGTCTCTTCTTCTCCGCTTCTACGGAAGCTTTCATTTGACGTTGCAGTGCCTCCGAAAAAGCTTTAGCTTTCTGTTCGTTCCACTTAATTTCACTATTGGCGTTCTCTTGTGCAATCTGTGCTGAAATCTTAGCTTGCTCCTGTCGCTGACGCTCAATCTCAGCTTCCTTTTCAGCTACCCTCTGACGTTCTTGCGCTCTACGTTGGAGGATATTTTCAACAATCTGCTCGTTCTTCTTCTCCTCTTCTATGGAAGTTTTTTTTGCGGCATCTGCTTCTTTAAGAGCCTGCTTAATTTCTTTTGCATAAGCCTTTGCTTCATCTTTAGCATTAAGGAATCCCGCACTCTTTACTACGTCTGACGCTGTGAGTCCAGAAACAGGATGGATGCCGCCGTTATTCCTAATCTGTTCTAATTCAGTCCTGTATTTAGACAGCTCTGACAACGATTGTCGTATGTTATTCGTTGAATCAACACCAAATATCTGTATTCCTTCACCATGTCGCTTATTAATCTCGGCGATAAAAGAAGACAACTTATAAAGCTCCCTTTCTGCCTTGTTTGCCTCAGTTGCAACGCTGTTAGGGAATATATTGAATCCAGCACCTTCCTTGGACACCTCTCCGAGTATGCGACCTATTCTGTACAGTCCACTCTCAACAGACTCCAACTGTTGAAGCTTTTTTGGACTAAAGAAATCTTCGCTTGAAAATACAGAAATGTTATGACGTAATTCTTTAACAAAGTCGTTTAGCTTTTTAAAACCTTTACCTCCATTATCTCCAATACCCTTTGTTGCTTCGGATATTGCTTCCAAAGCATTCTGCGCCTGCTTACCAGTAGCGTCAATCTTGTTTAATTCTTTGGTAATCTTTTTGGTTTCCTCTTCAATTCTCGATTTAAGAGTGAGCGAGAAACTGAGGTCTCCCATATTTCCACCTGCCATATCCTGAATATTTTAAAATTAGAGTTTATTGTTTAAGTAACCGACAAGATTTATTGTCTCGCCAGCAAGACTTCCTTCTTTCTTCTTTTTCTCTATCCACCTGTCGTAGAGGTCATCCATCTCCTTCTTGGTATGCGTCTTTGGACCGCCTTCCTTCTTGGTCTTTGGATAGACGACAAGAGGCTGGTCTGCAACCATGAGGTCAATCTGCGCCGATGAATAGCCCCACCAGTAGTCGTAGGCTGCGATGAAGTACTTACGCTGAAAGAGGAAACCGAACTTCTCAGCTAAAGAGAAGGCTGCTCCCCAGCTGGTTCTGCTTGGATAGCTTTTGCTTCGCTCCTCGTCATCGTCATCATCACTTCGGTCATCCCGGTCGCTAATATGGTAGCCAGTGAGAATGCGTTCGATGGAATTTTTTTTTTAGAAACATCGAGGACCCTCAGAACCTCGGCCACGTCCACATCCTTGATGTAGTAGAGCCAGCGCCAGTAGATCCAATACAGGAATCGAATCTTCCAGATGTTGTTGAGAAGGATGCAGACGCAAATCTTTACGTTGCGTTTCCATTCGTTCTTCTCCTTAGTCCTGATATGAGAACATCTGCTCATGGTTCCCTTGCGAAGCCAGCCGAGCTTGTGCTTCTTTCCACGGAACACGAACTCGGTAGGCTCGTCGTGCAGTACGCTGTCGAGTAACTCCTGTAAGTCCACTGAAGGCTGCTCAATTTTCTTTTCTTCTGCCATGATTGTATGCTATTAAATGAAGAAGGGCGGCACGGCTGTTGATTAGCCTGCCGCCCAACGGTTTGTTATCCTGAATCTAATTACCTATAGACTTATCTTTAATTAGCCTCCGATACCAGGGGCCCCTGATGCTGAAAGCCAAGCGATACTGCGCTTACCTGCACCCTCGATAGAACCAGAGAACTTGAACGCAACAGGCTCTGTACCAGAGTTGTCCCACTGCAAGGTAGCATAGAGAGCAATATTGGTAATTACCATGAGGTTCTTCTTCTCTTCGTCAACGATGACGATAGTACCCTTGACCTTGAACTTCTTAGGCTCTACCGCAACGCCTGTAAAACCGGTAGTAGCATCGAGAGCTGTGTCACCAGTACCTTTCAAGGTAACCTTGGTCAACTCTGTGATTGCATCCTCGCCGAACATAATTTTCAGCAAGTCCTTAGCCTTAGAAGGAACAACGAACTCAACGTTGAAGTCACCAAGCTCAGAGGTGGTCGCCCAGTCGCCAGCAAGACCGAGAACCTTATAGTGGTTGATGGTAGGATCCTCCATTGTCGCCTTTAAGGTATCGACGGTAACCGGAAGCTCAACTTCTGGAGTGATGTCAAATGTAGCCTTGCTCAAGTCTGTGATTACACTCGTGTAGAGCAAGGTCTTAGGACCAACGAAAATGTCCTTCATCTTGTCAATAGTTGTCATTGCCATAATCCGAAATATTTTAAAATGTTATACCTGAATACTTATTTTGTACGTAACTTTCCATGTATGATTGTTACAGAAAAACCGTCTCCGTCGTCAGTCTGTAGAGTGATTTGAGGGCTTATTACAAGTATGTTTTCTGTCGAAATAGGGAACTTTTCAAGAACAGCTCTTACTTTTTCATCAACTTTAGAAACATTAAAGTTGTTCGGGTTTTTGGATGACGACTTGTCTCTTACGTACACTTCTATCTGAGCGACAGTCGTATAATCATTGTAAGAACCGTCATCGTTCATCTCGTTGTTATAGATACCGGCTGGAAAGAAAACTACAATATAGCTATCTGGCCTGTCTTCTACAGACTTTGGTCTGTTTCTTGCATAAACCCTGTCACAGATTCCATTGACAGCGTTGCCTACGTCGAAATACAGAGTCTTAATACTTATCATAGTTATATCTTTTTAAAGTATCTAATCAAATATTCCCTAAGAGAAGAAATCACATCGTGCCCCTTCTTGACCTCAACATACTTAGCGTAATCTACTCCTGCGACGAGAAGCATCTGCCATGTTGCATCATATCTTCCTTTGTTGTGTTCTCTTGAAACGAGCTCATCCCATGCTGCGTTCGAACCGTTTTCACCGCCTTCTCCATATTCGCCCTTGTAAGGTTTCCGCCCGCTATCCCTAAACGAGAAAGAGCTTCGATAATACCTGTCGAGGTTGTATCGTTCTCCAGCCGCAAGAGTAAGTCTTGTCGGCTCTGGGCCTGGAGCGTAGTGGATTGACTGTATAGAGCCGTTATAGTATGTGCCTATGGCAGTTGATTTGTACAAGTTACCAGTAACATCGTTGTAATCACGAGACTTGTCCGCTGCCTTCATTGTCATCTCTGCCGCGTGGTCCATCTTCTGCTGCATCTTCTGTACAGCCATCTGACGGATTTTCTTCTCAATATCCAAGAATTGCCCCGATAAACTTGCCATAGCCTAAACTCTTATAAATTCCCAATACACAACAGTCCTGTTATTATCCGGCTCACAGTCCTTAACCATACCTTTCTCGACATTGTTGCCAATAGTAGCATAAATAGTATCTCCATCAAGAGGACATTTTCCGGCATCCCATTCGTCATATCTGACAGGAATCGATGCCTTCCTCTTGTTCTGGTCAACGTATTTGTCTCCCTCGGTGGTAGTGTCAGTATAACTGCGACCTTCTCCTTCGTAGATTACAATCTCCTCATCATGCCCAACCGGAGCATCATCATCGGCAAACGGATCAGATGGGTCAGTCTTTCCTACTATCGTCCTCACAATCTTTATCCTGTGAGGGTATCTCGGATTTCTGATATTCTCTTTCAACATAAGCCTTTTATTTAATGATGTGCGGTAGAGGCTCTCCATAAGGAGAATAATTCGCCCTTTTCACTCCGTGCGAATTCACTCGGAAGGCAGACTTCTTTTTCAAGACCGAATCCGGCTCAAGTTGTGCGTAAATAGCATTTGCTTCAGCCTTCATCTCGTATCTGTCTTCGTCCGACAGTTCGTACCCGCCTCCCGAATGAGTCCATCCGTTGTCGGAATCAGAGGTATTGTTCACTTTGCTCGGTCCGACAAAAAACCATTTCAGGATATCAGCATAAGCAAGTTCGAGAGTATTATTCTCGTTATCACAGATAAGAGAATCCCTGTCAATACCTCGTTTGTACATAATACCCAAAATAGTCTGCTCCGGAACCTCGAACTTAACCCTGCTTGCAAGGTAGTCAAAAGCCGTGAAACCTTTATTCTCTGAATCCATAGTCATACAATCTAATTACGTTAAAGAATTAACCCTTCTGGGTGATGTCGATAACCCAACGGTAAGGGAAGTCGAGCATAGCTGGAACAGCAGCAAACATCAAGTCTGTATGCCACTCCAGGTAATCACCGTTGGCGATTGTTGTGTTGGCAAGCAAACCAAGACCGTCGTTGGTTTTTGCGAATACCTTGTCAACAAGTTTGTTACCCCACTTCTCGAACATCTTTTTATCCTTGATCTCCTTGTGCTCGAACTCAAAAGCGTTACCGCGAGGACGAAGAACAACGATGTTGTCTGACCAAGCTTGCTCTGTCTTCTGCGTTCCATCGAAGAGAATTGTAGTTTCATCCTCCTCTACAAGCTCGATAGGAGAAAGACCCTGGATGTCTCCGAATGCCTTCAGGAACATATCCTGATTTACACCATAGTCCTCAACGTAAGCAACATAGTGAGCTTTACACCAGTTGATCCACAATTCCTTAATCTGTTTGTTCTTCAAGAACACATTGAAGAAGGTGTTGACGGTCATCTGCCAAACGAGAGGCTGAGCCTTACGATTGAAAGTCTTACGCCAGCTCTCTTCAAGAACTCGCATCTGCTCCAGAATATCGCAGGTCTCATCAGCCCAAGCAACCTTACCACACTTCTTGAAGTTATCGGCAGGCATATTGGTCTTGTGGATTGGAGCCTGAATACCACGACCGATACCAGTGTAGTCAAGCTTACCTGTAGAAGCAAGCTTTGCTGTCATGAAGTTCATAGTGGTATCAACGGAGTCCATCAACTCCTGAACCTGATCTGTCCATTCCATAACGACATCACGGTCATTACCGAACTCTTCAAACTGGTTCATCAAATACTCACGTTCCTCTGCATTCTGGTAGATACCGTCTGTGATAAAGTCTGGAATTGTTGCAGAGTAAACCTGCAAGCCTCCCTTATCCTTCTGGAAAGAACCAGCCAAAGGAGCACGCATGTTAGCCAATGTAGCGGCACGAAGTTTCTTTGCCTCGACAGTGAATGTCGCAACACCCTTTCTGTTGGTCGGTGTCAGGTCAGCAGCAATACGTCCCTGTGTCTTCCACCAGCCGTAGTTTACGTGAAAGATGTCCTTTTCATCAAGAAACTTCTGGAGGTATTTGGTATTGTCCTTACTAGAGAAGAACTTCGCCATCCTCGAATTTTCAATATTAAACTTTGGCATATCCTAAATACAATTTAATAGTTAAACAATTAGTAGTTCGTGTAGAACAACTCTGGGTAACGACTGATATTCATCGCCTCCACAGCAGGTGGAAGAGGGCTCATTCTGTCCTTGATGAAAATCGCATCCGGTCCAAGTAAGCATGGTGTAAACATCATGCGAGGCTTCTCGAACTCATCGCTTCCTGGGAGTGTGTAGAATGGCATGTCGTAGTCGTGAGGAGCGAAACAGTTTGGATTAGTCACTACAGGGAGTGTAGAACCTACCGCAGCAGCCTCAACGAGCACCTGACCAACTGTCAATGCGCCCAAAGCGGCAGACAGTGTAAGTTTCCAAACATCACCTGCTGTGGCATCGGTTGTCGCCTCAACTGCTGTGACAGAAACACCAGTTCCCTTTGTCTTGAAATCCTTCTGGCCTACCATGATCTTGTCACCGATAAACGGAATGTGATGATAACCGTCACGAACGATATAAATATCAGTGTCTGTCGCGGCGCTAGTTGCCTTGGCAACTGCGTAAGACTTCAGAATCTTAATAGTGCCACCTTTTTTGTCTGCAAAGCCGAGGCTATGCTCAACGAGATCACCTGCATAAATCTTAGCAGGTCCAGGGAACGGATTGGTGATAATACCACCGATAGGAGGGTATCTGAAAGCCTCCTTGACAGCACCTTTAAGATTGAAGTACACATGCTTCTGACCGCCAATCTCAGCAGATGCCTGCAAGAGCACTGTTCCATTGAATACCGCACCCTGTGCGTTCATCTGGTCGTAATAATTGCTGTACTGCATAATCTTTTTACCTTAATTAAAATGTTATCCTGAATTATTTCTTGACAGTCGCCTTTGTAGCCCTGTCCTTGCAAATATCCTTAATGTCGTCCCATTCATGCTCGTCGAGTTTCTTTTCCTCACCAGAAGAAGCACTAGAACCCTTTCGTGGTACAGCATTTCCACCGTTGGCACGCTTATAGTCGGCAGTATAGATATTTTCAGCCTTTGACACCAATTCGACAACATCCGCATCGTCTGGTATCTCAAGCTTAGAGAGTGCAGTATCAAGGAAAAAGTCATTCATTTCAAGGTTTGCCTTGTCGAACTTATCCTTCAAGCCTGCCTTTACTGACTCGATGGTTGCCTTCCTTGCAGCCTTCTTGTCTCTTTCTGCGTTAGCCTTTTCGAGAGCTTCGAGTTTCTCAAGCAGCTTGGAGTATTTGTCATCAGGATCGTCATCCTTGGCGGCCTCCTTACGCTTGCGCTCCTCTTCCTCTTCCTTCTTCTTGCGTTCAGCCTCCTCCTTGCTCTTCTTTACCTCGTCAGAGATATTCTTGTGCAAGTTGCCGTTGATACGCTTCAGACGGTTTGCTAACTTGGTAACCAACTTGGAATTTGCTTCCTCGTCATCACCGAAATCTTCCAAAACATCATCAAGTTCCTCATTGATGATCTTTTGGCTAAGTTCTTTGAACTTGGTGGTGTCAACCTCCTTGTTCACTAATGCTAAGAGTTCCTCTCTTGTCATATCGGTTTTTGTTAAAATTGTTACCTTTAAAATGTTTCCTCCATCTTAAAAGTGTATAAATATATATTTCGTAACACAAAAATACGTATATTTATGCAATTTTCCAAATATTTTTTCATATTTTTGCAATATAAATTGTATTTTTATGCAAAAAGATATATTTTCAGGATTAAAATTGGATAACGGAGAGCCTATTTACACCCAAGAGTATATCCAATCATTAAGAGACGCCGACAAGAAGCATCCCGACAAGCTGAAGATTATAGCTCAGCGTGGCGGTCAGGAGCGCATGCTGTCTATTGATGCTGATATTAAGATAGTTGGCGGCTCGCGAGGCGGACCACTTCTTGTCGATACCAAGGTTGTTACTCCATTTGGTTATAGGCGTATCGGTGATTTAAAGGCAGGTGGCATCATCAGTGGAACTGATGGTGGAATGCAGCGTGTCGTATATCGCAAAGACCACGGCAAACTTCCCGCTTACAAACTAAAGTTTGTAGATGGGTCTGAAGTTATTGCGTCATACGACCACCTCTGGAATGTTCGTAAGACTTGCTATAGAAGTAAGAAGAGAATCATTAACGGGTTATCTATCAATGACGATTATAGGGTATGGACCACCCAGATGGTCGTTGACCACCTCGCAAAGCTGAAGACTGGAGAGATTAAAAATAGCAAGTTACTCATACCTTTGTGTGAGCCTGTAAAGTTTACTCGCTCTTGGGGAAATCGCCATTACAAACCAGCGAGTTCACCTTATGTTATGGGCGCCATACTTGGAGATGGATGTATAACCTCAAATATAAAGAATGGAAGTTATGATGCCATGCTCTGTAGCGCAGACGAAGATATCGTGAGAGAATTTGAGAGTGCTGGCATCGATATGACTAACTATGCACAAAAACAAGGCAGTATAGCTTGTGATTACAGAATCAAGGATGAGAGATTACGTAATGATCTTGAGGGTTTAAAGCTCTACGGCTGCGACGCTTTCAATAAGTCGGTTCCCGATTTCTATAAGTTTGGCTCTATAGAGACAAGGTGGGCGATCCTTCAAGGACTTATGGATACCGATGGTACTGTGGATAAGCGTGGACACTGTTCGTTTGCCACAGTCAGCGAACAGCTCGCTAAAGACGTAAAGTTTTTAGTAAATAGTCTCGGAGGTCTTGCTACCATTAATAAGCACGAGAATCATTACATTAAAGACGGAGAGCGTATTGATGCCAGCGATTATTACTCTGTTTATATAAGGATCAATCAGTCAGAGCGATTGTTTCGTCTTCCACGCAAGAAAGAACTTTGTACTGAGTATAATGGTGGCGTAAGCGAACTGGGAAGAAGGATTGTTGATTTTGAATATGTAGGAGAGAAGGAGTGCTGCTGTATTGCAGTAAACAATACAAACTCTCTGTTTATGGTGGAAGACTTCATCGTCACTCACAACTCTAAATCGTTCTCATCCCTAATGGAAGTTCTGAAGGATATCAAAAATCCAGATTTTCATGCAACAATTCTTCGTAACGAAAAAGACGACTTGCAGTCCTTGGTGACAGACTCTTATAAATTGTTCTCCCAATTTGGAACTTACAATAAGTCACAGAACGACATGACCTGGAACTTCGACAACGGAGGATGGCTCAAATTCTCATACTATGCTGGAGCCTATCAGGACTTCAAGACACGATTCCAGGGTCGCCAGTATGCCTACGTCTGTATCGATGAGGGTACGCAATGCCCATACAAGAAATTCAAATACCTCTTGACAAATAACCGAAATGCAGCACATATCCGAAACCGCTTCTGGATTACCTGCAACCCAGACCCGGAATCATGGGTAAGAAAGTTCATTGACTGGTGGGTTGACGAGAACGGATACATCATACCGGAACGTGACGGAGTTATACGATACTGCTTCATGGACGGCGATACGCCTGACTCAATCTACTGGGGCAACACGAGAGAAGAGGTGTACGAGCAGTGCAAGGGCATCATCGACAGCCTCTGGAAGGACAGCTACGAGGAACTTGGATACACAAAGCTCGAAATGTTCATCAAGTCTGCCACGTTCATACGTGCCGACCTCTCAGAGAATATCAAGCTTATGTCCACCGACGTGTCATATTTGGCCAATCTTGCCCAGCAGGATGAAGAACAGCGTATGCGAGATCTGGAAGCCAACTGGAACTGGAAAGCTGCCGGAGATGACATGATCAAGATGGAAGACCTTGAGGAAATCTACGACAACGCAGAACAGATAGGAGATGGAATACGAAGAGCTTCTGCCGATATTGCGTTCACTGGCGGCGATAACTTCGTGATGTGGCTTTGGGAAGGATGGCATTGTAAAGATTTGGTTGTGCTAAGGCTGGACCCTAAGACACTTGTTTCGGTAGTTGAGGCTAAGCTGAGAGAGTGGGGCGTTGAGGAATGTAACTTCACTTACGATATGCAGGGTATAGGTCAGTACTTCAAGGGATTCTTCAAGGATGCCGTCCCATTCAACAACCAGGCAGCACCTATTCCTCAGAATCATCAGGAAGAAGTAGGTATCAAATACCTCTACAAAGACTTGAAATCCCAGTGCGCATGGCTGTTCTACAAGATGATAAAGGAGAAACAGATTTCCATCGACTCAGCCCTGCTCGAAAGAAAATATTCAGGAAACGGATTCGACAAGGTTCCCCTCAGACAGATTCTTCAGAAGGAGCGTAAGATGCTCAGACGTGACGAGAATAGCGATGATAGGGGATTCAAGCTATTACCTAAGAAGATTGCCAAGAAGTATGTCGGCCACTCGCCTGACTTCTTTGAGTCTTGGTTCTACGTAATGATATTCAGTTTAACAAAAAAGAAACATAAAAAGGTAAAAGGATTATGGAGGCTATCAAGGTAAATAATGTAAGGGAGTTGCTCGTAAGGAAGCCATTCTACGAGCTTACTCCTGCGGGGTACATGAAACACTCGACTATAAGCGATGTCGTTCCTGACTATTACGACGGAACGATGCCAGACGACACCATGTATCGCCGCATCAAGACGCAGGCAGACTTCTTGCGTGAGTACTATCCATCTGCACACAGAATAATGGACGAGACGGAATACCCGGACATCTGGAAGCTGAACCCTGAGAATCACAGGTGGTACTGCCAGAAGATTCAGCGCACAGCCTTTGCGTTCCAACAGCTCATCCATACGAAGCATCTGCTTCACTTGACAGGCAACGATGTTCAGTTCGAGCTTGCTGATGGTGATGACTACGAAGACGAAAAGAAGGTTGAGGAAAATCAGAAGACCCTCGATGTATTCAAGAAGGGCTGGCTTATGCACGATATGGAGATTCGCTTCTTCGAAGCTGTAAGTGCGTATCTGAAGGTCGCAGAATGTGCAATCGTCGGTTTCTTCGATGAAAAGAAGAAATTCTGCACACGAACACTCTCTTATGATCGAGGAGACATCCTGTACCCTCACGTCGATTCACTCACAGGCGACCTCCTGTGCTTTGCCAGGAAGTACTACGACTACGACGATGATGGCAACGAGAAAACCGAATATGTCGAGGCTTGGGATAACCGGAAGTTCTACCGCTTCAAGAAGGCTGTCAAGTCAGGAAAGGTGAAAGAGGCAATAACGAAGATTGCAAGGATTTTCGGAATTGACGACTACACACTCATTGAAGAGAAGGACCACGGCTTCCAGTTCGTACCTGTAGCCTATGCCCGCAATGACAACGGACCTTGCTGGTTTATGGTTCAGAAGAATATCGAGGACTACGAGGAGGCATTCTCGTATCTCTGCGAGAACAATAAGGCGTACGCTTTCCCAATCCTTACGCTCACTGGCGATGGTGAGGATATTTCTATAACCGGCGACGATATGACTGGTTCTGCGAAGACCATCATGATTACCGACACCAACGGCAAAGCTGAGTTCCTGAATGGCACGGATGCCTCAGACGCTTTCGCTACACAGCTCAACAAATCGTACGACCTCATCTACGAGCTGTCATTCACAGTGAAGCCACCTGAGCTGAAATCCGGTGACCTCCCAGGTGTAGCCATCAAGCTTCTCTATTCTCCTGCACTGGAGGTTGCAATGAACGACGCACAGGAGTTACAGCCATTCCTGGATAAGATTCTCCGTATCTGTCAGTTCGGTATCGGTACTGATGAAAACTGCGTCGCTACAATGTCTGGGCTTCCAATCAACGCGTGGATAAGTCCGTATGTTCATAGTAATAAAACAGAACAAATTACGAATATCGCCACTGCGGTTCAGAACGGATTCCTCTCTAAGCAAACGGCTTCTGAACGCTGCCCTGATTTCCCTAAGACCGCTGAATATGAGCGTATCATGCGAGAGAAAAAGGAAGAAGACCAGCAGGACCTCCTTATGGATATGCAACGTGCGGATAACGAAACCCAGAATGCTATCGAGGAACAGAAGGCAACGGCGAATATTCAGAATGGAGGTAGTGGAAACGTACGTACGGGTCGCGGAGCTGGACGCCCAAATAAGTCAGGAACCAAATGGGACGAGAATCGGAACGCCCCGAATGAGAACAACTGGCAGCACTACAACCAAACCCATTAATAGCCTATGGATGAGTTAAAACGTTCTGTCGATTATAGCAGAAAGCGCTTGCAGGCAATCCGAAACTGCGAGGACCATGTTGCAGATATTCTCTGGAAATCGACACAGAAAATAATTGCCGCAAGTAAGCGATACAGAGGTGCGGGCAGGCTCACAAACGAGTCAGCCCTGCTCTCTTATGCCAAGAATGTTACTGCTGAGGCAGAGGAGAGTATCAACAGTTACATCTCTGCTTACTCCAAGGTTTCATGCAAGATTCTCGGGATTGACAGCGAGAACATAGAATCATTTCTCGTTAGCGACATCTACGGAAAGACGACATCTGAAAGAAACGCCGTATATCTCGGAAACTTTGCGGAAGATATTGTAAGGATGATCAAGGCGGGTACTCTTATGGGATATTCAGACCAGCAGCTCCTATCTTCCATCCGAACCGGATACAAGGACCCATATCACACATCAGTCATCACCAAGGCGAAGAGAAAGGACATTAACATCGATGTTCCTTCTTACGGAAAGGGATACTACAAGAACGCCTATCAGAACATCGTAAGAAACGCTTCTCAGGTGATTGCTTTGGCGTGGGGACAGGCAGAGCAGGAGTATGGGCAGGAGAACAAGGCTATCGGGTTCTACGTCAAGAGAGGAAGCAGTTATCCGTGCGAAATCTGCCAAAATGAAGCTGATGCTGGCATTCACTCTTTTAGAGACCCGTATCCACCATTTCATGTTTCGTGTTGTTGTTACACTTTATTTGTATTCAAAGATAGTAAAAAGAAATGATATGATAAATTCTGAATTAAATTTTACTTTAGAAGAAATTCTTCCGAAGTTCCCTAAAGAATTCCAGGAGAAGATAAAGCACTCTGTAGAGCTACTGAGAAAGGCGGAGAAACTTGCGCTGGCATACTCGCCTAACGAGGGCTTCTATCTATCGTTCAGTTCAGGCAAGGATAGTCAGTGTCTTTATCACATTGCCAAGATTGCAGGCGTGAAGTTCAAGGCTCACATGGGGCTTACGTCCGTCGATCCACCAGAAGTAATCAAGTTCTGCCGCAAGCACTATCCGGACGTAGATATGATAAAGCCGAAAATCAGCATCTATAACCAGGCCCGTAAGGAAGGCATGCTCCCGACAAGACTGATACGATGGTGCTGTCGAGTCTATAAAGAAGGTATTGGCGCAGGTAACGTGGTTCTAATAGGCATCCGCCACGCAGAAAGCAGACAGCGTTCGGGTAGGAGTGAGGTTGAGATTACCAACCATAAGTACAGCGGCTCCCTTGAAGGTCTTGACGAGTTCCGTGATAAAAGGAACAGTCAGAAGCGTGGCCGTCCAACCCGGTGGGGCATCCACGAGATTAACATCACCAATGCCAGTGATGAGCGTACCATCGGCTGTATCCGAGGCTACGAATCGCTCCTCATCTCTCCAATCATAGAGTGGACAGATGAAGATGTATGGCTATTCTTGAATACACTCGGTATTAAGCATTGCAAGCTGTACGACGAGGGCTACTATAGGATTGGCCGCCTGTGCTGCCCTATGCACAATTATAAGCAGAAACTCGCCGACTGCAAACGCTATCCGCATATCTATAATAGTTGGATTAAGGCCATCAAGGATATCCAGGCTAGCGGAAGGATGATAGACGAAGGATTGTCGCCGGAAGAAGTGTTCGACTATTGGATATACGGCAAGTCTATCAATGTATGGAGAGAACACCGCAGGCAGCAAACGTTGAACTTTTAAATATCAAGACTATGATTGAAGAAACAAAAGGATACACGTTATCCGTCGATACATACAAGAAGGCGAAGGCTCTTAAAATGAAAGACCCTCGCTATTACATCTACGCAAGCCTACGTGGTTCAGGAATGTCTACGAGGGATAGTTGGGCCATCGCCTTTCAAGGCTATGGATTCAACTGGCCAAAAGGAGAACTTGAACGAGAAATGAACATACTCGAATCGCAGGAGTCTGTTCAGAATAGAATCGCAGAGGTGCAGGGCAAGAAAGCGAAGAACGAGAGCGCAGATGAGCTTTCTCCTGAAGAGTTGGCAAAAGCTACTTCCAAGGAGCAAATTCTCAAAGACTTGGTGCTGGCTCAGCGAAAAGCCAAGTATGGATCACCTGAATGGCTCAAGATAGTTGCGTCCATTGCCGACTATAACAAGATTAAGCAGGACGAGATTGATACGGAAAATAATGTGATTCATTATTTCATCCCTCTGTCTATGCCTCGATGCTGTGAGGACTGCATTATCTTCAAAAATGGCCAGGCGACCTTCCAAAAGAAGAAAAAATAGTTAAATTCGTGTTAAAATCCGCTTTCTTTACAAGAGATTGCGGATTTTTTCGTACTTTTGCAGTGCTACATAAACGATAGTTATACTATTCCGCAGGGCATCGGTTAATGCCCAATATACAAAGTGGGCGTTTTATATACCCACCATACATTTTAGAAGAACGTTTACCGATAGCCATAATTGGCTTTCGATTAAATATATAATATTGGCGGTCTCTATTTGCGTACAATAAAATAACTGCGGGATGCAGACTATCGTGTTGTGTAGCAGCGCAAATGGGAGACCGCTTTCTTTGTTGATAAATACTCCCTATAATTTAATAGCTACACAACACAATGAAAAATCAAAACATTGCTGTAAGAGAGATTAGTATTGTCAGCCGTTCCAACTTTATGGGACAGGAGGTTGACGTGTATGGAACCGCTGAAGAACCATTGTTCTTGGCTAAGGATGTCGCTAAATGGATAGAGCACTCCGATGTCTCAATGATGCTACGAAACGTTGATGACGACGAGAAGGAGTCTCATACCAATCCAAACAATGTTTGTGGTGGTCAGAATGCTTGGTTCTTAACAGAGAATGGTATGTACGAGGTATTGATGCAGAGCCGCAAGCCTATCGCCAAGCAGTTCAAGAAGGGTGTCAAGGATATCTTGAAGACAATCCGTAGAACCGGCGAGTTCAAGGCGCAGCCTCAGCAGTCACCATCTCAGCCAAAGCTCTCTGACAAGATTCAGGCGGCCAAGTTCCTCGCCAAGTTCCTCAACCTCAACGACGCATCCAAGCTTCAGATTGCAAAGACAACCGCCGACCCTCTCGGATTGCCTACGCCGGACTACGTGATGGACGAGAAGACTGTCCACGCAGCGAAGGACCTGCTTGCAACCCACAAGGTCAAGATGTCATCGGCTGAGTTCAACAAGATTCTCGTATCAAAGGGAATCGTGGAGAGAATGACCCGTCCGGGCAAGGGCGGCAAGACCCATTCTTGGGTAGTCATTCCGGAGAAGTATGAGAAGTTCGGTCAGAACGCCCGTAACCCTCACGCACAGAACCAGACACAGGCTCTCTGGTACGACAACAAGTTCTCTGAACTCTTAGCTCTTGCGGGAATCCAGGAGGGAAAGGAGGAGACCCATGACTAATCCAGCTATCGACTCAATCCTTCAGAAGATGGACGAACTTCAGAAGGAGTTCTTTAAGGCACAGGGTCAGGTAATGAACAAGGATACGTCTGGGAAGATAGACGATCCTATTCTATACCCCAGCATCGGCAGTAAGTTCTGCAAGGGCTACGAGATGATGGCTGATGCCGTTGGCCTCCTTGCACTGAATGACATAAAGAGTAAAACCCGCATGTTCTAACGTTAAATTCGTGTTAAAGTATTTTTCTTTTACTTTAATCTCAACAAAAGCAAGTACCTTTGCAAGCGATTATGTGTTTCTCGGATTCTTATCTGTGAATCATAATTCTAAAATTGGTTTAAAGGGATGGTATCTTTACAGACGCCATCCCTCATTTTTTATGCCCCAAAAACTCTGGTAGGATATTTGTCTCCAGTGATGGACTCAAGCGCAATTCTGACCTGATCATCAAGAACAGAATCGTTAAATGTAGGAAGAGTAGCGTATGATGGCAGTTTCTTTGTCTCTGCGGCCTCCAAAATAAGCCTGAGTGCCTGTACTAAAGAAGTGTGGTCCTGAACGACCTCAAGCAATTTATCACTCATGCAGACCTCCTTCCTTCTTAATTTGCTCTGCCATACCAAGGAGAGTCTCGGCGTGCTTGTCGCGATCAATAACCTCCTGCACGGCCTCATCACTCTCCTTGCGAAGCTGCTCTTCTGTCTTACCCTTGTCGGCAGCAGCGTTTCTTCTTGCAGCCTCACGAGCAATGTATTCGTCACGGAGCTTCAACTTACCTGCCGTGTATTCTGCATCGCCAGGCAACGATGTATCCGTATACATAAGCTGGGCAAATGCCTCGATGATGTTTCCATTATCCTTGGAGAACTCATAATGGTCTCCTACAGCCACAGGAACACATTCATCGAGTGCAGCGTACATGGATGTTCCGATAGAGAATTCAACGCCCCATGTACCAGCGATGTCAGAAATCTTAATGAAAGGCAGCGAGCCTCTCTGTAAATGCTTCTTGATCTCAGCAGGAATATCCTCTCTGAGTGAAGCAACTTCTTTCTTAGACAAGCTCTTGCTGAACTTCAGTACGGTGAAGTGTCTTGTCTTGATAGTCTTTCCAAATGGTAATGCCATGATAACAATATTTTAAAGTTCAACTTTTATTTCCTTATACTCGAAATCTGTGCAAGCATCATCATCTTCCGAAACGTCTCTCCCGAAGCGTTCTTCTTTACACTCCCACACCCCGTTGTCAAAGAAGAAGCAGTCCTTGCAAGTGTAATTAGTCTGTTCCATGTTCCAATAATTTTATCTCGTCCTGGATATAGAACACCGCCTTACGCAAGTCCTCGATGCGCTTCTCCGTCTTTGTTTTGTTGCCATCCACCTTATCCTTGCGCAAGAGATACTTGATAGCATTCCCTGTATTGAAGTCAAGGCACCTGCAAATATCCAAAGGCTCAACACCACACAAATCCTTCAACCATGCGTAATGAGAAGGATGAGAAACTTGCTCCGTCTTTTCGTTTTCAGACCCTTCTTTAGCTGCTGTTAATATATCGTACTTTTTACCAAACTTCATTATGCTTTCTGTAGAAAAATAAGCAGTAAGCCTATAGTCGGTTTTAACGGATGAGCAGAACCACGTAAGGCCGTCATTTCTATCTATAGTGAATAGAATAGGGCTATTATCGTGAACACATATTGGGTCAAAGTTACATTTTAAGCAATCATTACGCGTGATACAAAATCTCAGCCCAACCTTAATATCTTCTTTCTTAATCATAAGCTATTTATTTTTTATTAAACCCCAAAATAAAACCAAAGCACACCAGCAACTTTCATCTCTTCTTTAGAAAGTAATTCAAAACTATCAAGGTTATAGTCCTTACTGACACAAACCCTAATTCGAGGGGCAAATTGTTTTTGTTTTACAGCGATTGTGTATAATGATTCATTAGGGAAAACTGAATTTATATCCTCAACAACCGCGCACATGACCCTGCCATCTTTTCTGACTTCCGCATAACTTTCTATTTTCTGTTTTAGCTTTCCGTCGGAATTATTTAGAAAAAAACTCTTTAGGAGCGAGAAAGATGTCCCCAAGTTTTAATTTCTCATTTTTATCCATAGGCTATTCCTCCTTATCTTTTAGTTCAACGAAATCGCCAATACCCAAACGAGCCTTGTTGATGCAATCACATATCCAACCCATAAGGTATGCCTGGTGTTCATTGTAGGCACCCCTGAACCTCTCAAGGTCACAGGCGTCATTCATTGACGACAGAACATGAAATGCCTCATGACTGACATTTCTCATAGTCATGTCTTTCTTCTTTGGGAAGACTACAAGATTGCCGAAGTAATTTCCTGCTTTACTCATACATTCATCGTACACCATGCCTCCGTAATTACCTTCTTTCATAGAGGTGGAGTTATGAACAAGAGGCTTCTCCTCCAAGTCGGTAAAGCATTTGTCAATCTCATCCTCACTTGTGTCGTACATTACCCACAACCTCCTTGGGTAAATCCCGCTGTTGTATTCGTAATATCCCTTCTTCTTCATATTCTCAACTATTTCTGTTTTGATACAATCTCGATAGCAGACAATAATGTCTTTTCGCTGATACCTTTTCCACTACCAACACCATCTTTCTCTATTCTTTCAAGAGATTTCTCAATAGAGCAAAAATCATCCTGAGAATTATTTATAAAGCCATTAAGTTCATCACTTACACTACTGATACCATCGTTGGCTTTTTTAACAATAGCACCAAGACGATCGAAACACTTGTCTATATAATCCTTCAACCTTTCTTCGTGCTCTATAATATCAACGCAGCTGGCGACTTTTGGATGTCCCCAGCTATCTTCTACGCGCGCATAATAATCTCCTTTTTCATCGCTGTGTCTTTTGTCGGACACAACTCTTAGACACACAAAATTGTCTCCATCCATTACTGCGTAAATACCCTCTCCGAATGGATATAGTTCGACTTTTTCAGTATCCGACCCACTTTTAGTTGCTTTGAAAGCGACCTTTCCTAAAACATTAACTCTAATCTCCATATCTAAACTATTTATTATGTAATCTACCAATATGCCACTTTGAGCAAACCTTGCATAAGTAAGGATGCCAGCCGAGTGCCTTTAACTTCGGATTTTGATTCAGAAACTCCCAAGCATCATCCTCAGTCTCGTATGCGACCTTCGCCTTCCATGAATGAACCTTTCTTGTCCAATGCTCAGGGTCCGGCTTGAACGGAGGCACTTTATTAGGATTGTGATGTCTTCTCATAGGCACTTGAATGAAACGCTGTTCAACGTCCTGTTTACCGCAATCTCCCTATCGTTGCACATGGTCCTCATGCACTCCAGGGCATCCTCGCGGATAGCAATCATAATCTCCTGCATTGAAGCGGTCGCAGGAACCACATTCTTCTCGGTCTTGAGATCCGTGATACCGGAGATAATTCCCTTGATATATTCCTTGTCTATCATAGAAATCAATTTTAATGGTGGCCAGAAGCCGACCGTGGAAGGGACTCGAACCTCCTGTCTGCCCGGACTTATATCCGAAGATACGTCCCACCGCCTTGCACAAAGGCCACCAGTGTTATTTTAATCATCAGGCTGAATGAATCCGTCTGAATGTTCCTCTTCACTCCTCATCTCAGAGATGAGTATCTGGTTCTTGAAGTCCGGCTCAGTAACACCGAACACCTTATAGACGATTCCCTGCTTGGCCTTCTTCTTCTCAAACCTGAGCGTTGCGCCCCACATGACCCTTCCGAATTTCTGTACGGTAGGAATGTCTTCATCAGAAAGGTCGTTGTCCTTACAGAATTTCACAAAGTTCTCATAGAGCTTCTGCGCTCCGAGCCACAGGAAAATCTCACCCTTTGCAGCTGCATAGGACCTCATTCCGTAAGCGCGAACCCATGCTACGACAGGCTGGCTTCCGAGAAGAGACATGAGGAGCTGTCTCTTGCTTCCCTCTGCCGCAGGGAACATGTACTTCCTCTTCCTGAGTTCCTGTGCTCCCCTGTAAACCCAGTTGAACACACCGCTCAGCTCCTCCTTGATAATCTTCATCGCCAGGTCCGGGTCCTGCCTTTCCTTTGGAATGGTGACATCGAAGCTCACGTATTGTAATCTTCTCACGAAACCGAGTGAAGCATCATCGGAGAGAGGGAGGTCGTTGAGGTTGAAGATGAGGTATGGAATGGAGTTGATGTCCGACACGTTCTTCTGCAATCCTCTCACGGGAACAGGCTCACCGCTCACAAGCCTCTTGAACATACCGGTATTCTTCCTTCCGAACTTCTTCGGGTCGGAATCAGACGACCAGTTGAAGATGGCATTCCTTATAGGATACCTTCCTCTCATTCCCTCGTCGCCGTCAGCAGTAAGCTCTGCATAATCCATCTTGCTGATTTTCTCGGGACCGAACAGGTTACATGCGACATCGAACACGACACTCTTACCGTTTGCTCCGCTTCCTATGAGAAGGAGGCAAAGCTCTATCTTGGAATAGTGGGCATCGTTATTGTAGTTGTATGCAGCACCTCTCTGGGTAAGACCGAGGCCGAGGAACATCTGGAGTATAGTCCTTGACGTCTTGTCAGGAAGAACCTCATGCAGGAAGTTCATCCATCTGTTACACTTGGCATTCGGATTGAAATCATAAGGGTGGTAGTATGTCACATGATACTCAGGAGAGAAAGGCATGACAACAGGTTTTGCATTTCCGCCTATACCGAAATCGACGACACCGTTGTTGAATGCTACAATATCGAAGGTAGGTCTCAGAATGTTGAAACTCTGGATGACCTTCATGAAGCAGTCATTCCTGATACTTGCCTGGAATGCAACGGGAGCAATGTACAAATCCGAAAGCAACATCTGGTAGGCCTGTTCAAGAACAATGTTGGGAACAGGTTCGTATATCCTTCCGTTGAACATATAATAATGACCGTCCTTTTCGTAGTACTTTACAGGAGTATCCCTCGCAAGCTCCCTGATGGACCTGCTGAAATCTATCTTGAGACCATTGTATTTCTCTGAATTAGTCCTTCCCCAGTCACATCTGAACCTGTCAAAGCCGTACTTGGGAGACCTTGATAATTCGATCAACTGACCATGCAAAGTATCTATCGCCAAACCATTTTCCATATATATGTATCTAAATGTTCATTTTTTAAAGCTTTCGGTTGCGGATAAACCCCGATAAACACTGGGATTTGCGCAATAAATGTATACCTCGAAATGTCCTAACAATACAGGACATTATCAAGATTGATATTACAAATATAGTAAAAATATCAGTATAAATATGCACAAACCTTTGTATATAGGGTATTTTTATACATTATTAACGTGCTACTAAATTCAGGATAGGTATGCACCTTTTTTGATGCTAAGACAATAATATCAAAATTTAAACGTTATATTAAAAACAGACAGGAAAAAGAGATTGAATAAATATTCATTCTTTGGGTAAAGTAAGTTTATTTTACAAAAGAAGAAAAAATCGGAAGAAAAAATTTTTAGATGAGGTAACTACCGCCCGCGTCTGGCTGTCACAAAGGGTGTGCCCCGTCAATTATCTTATTTCTTTACATATTATGTTAGTTTACACTATATAAACTACCAAAAAATTGCATATTTTTTCGTTTTGAAATATTTTGACAATTTTGGTTTATGCTTTTTTGTAACCATTTGAAAATCAGCTACTTACGCCTGTATTTTATTTCTCTTTCTTGCATATTTATTCATTTCTTTCAGTCCGTTTTCTTTACATCATGCTTGACGTAACAAAATATTACATATTTTCCAGTTGGTCGCAAATAACACTTTGTAACTATTGTTTAAATATACATTTGCACACCTATAAATATACGCCAAATATACGTCTTTTCCGATTATTTTACTTACAATTTGTAACCTTGTAACTATCTGAATATCAAACACTTAAGTGTTTGGTGTACTATTTATGTAATACACCTTAGTATACTAAAAATCAAGCAGTTACAGATTTTGTAACATATAATTACCACAAAATGGTTAAATATTCATGATTTTACATTTTTTACTTTCAGTTTTACACCCGCTTTTCCTTAACCCATTATTTTGCAAAGTGGAGATAGCAATAAAAAATTACGTAAACGTTACATTTTAACGTTTTTATATATATATTTATATTTTGCACACTTATTTTAACATTAACACTTTTGTAAATGCTTGATTATCAAGTAGTTAGCTACTTACAATTACATCAAAAAAGGGGTATTGTTACTTACACTTTTTATTATTACCTTTGCAATACAAAAAGGTTAAGGAACGCACCTAATATTAAACGTGTTCCATATTAGGCATATATAGTTATGGTTAAGAAATCATTTATCCAGTCTATCGCAGACAAAAGCGCAAAGGTCAACGCCTTATGTGAGTATTTGGGAACATTACGCACCGAATGTGTGCGAGAGTATCAGAAAGAAGAGTGTACACCAACATTTGACGAGATGCACCAAATGTGGATACAACTTTGTGAATTATCCGCAAAATTAGAGAATAAAGTGCAAAGTTACGTACTTTCAGACAACACAACAACTAACCAAAATTTCGAAAGCGTACGCAATTTGGTTTTAGCCGTTGACAATAACGGCAAACACAAAGGGGCTTTTATTGCTTACTTTGATGCACACGTAACAGATAAAAACGATTTGCCTTTGTTCTATTCTGTAAGCGAGTGCAGCGGATACGTAACAAAGTTGTATAACAACTATCTCGCAACACTTGAAAGCGTACGCAAAGAACGTGGTAAACGTGAACGTTTGGCAGACAGAAAAGCCCGTTTACTCGCAGAAATTGCAGCTATAGAAGAAGAAGAGAAAAGCGAGTAACTGAATTTAGATAGGTAGCGTAAAAACTACCTATCTATTTATATACCTTACATTTTCCCCACTGACTATTTAAATAGGTAGCCAGTGGGAAATTTACACCGTACAAAATCCGTGCGGTGCGGGCCGTCATACCCTTATTTTTCCTATCACGTTTAAGCGTACATTTGTAGGGCGGTGCTACATAAGGGAACAAAACAGAGATTTTTGTATTATTCCAGAGAGAGAAAGATTTCTCCCTCAGGGGATTTTATTACCAAAATTTCAGAGAGCTATCCGGCAAACGAATCTGTAGTGATACAGAAAGGCGGGCGAGAAATCCCGTCGTGGGTAGCGAGAGAGCACAGAGCCACCACGATACCGAATGAGATGAGGCACGTGGAAAGAGCAAGAGCCGTAGCTGTGCAGTTATCGAGCGAGATGACGGACGGATAAAATCATAATTCATATTCTACCGGTGTGATTGTCCGGTCGGGAGTGGTTACCCGAGAATCAATCGTGTGTGCAATCACGATTTGCAGCGTATCAAGGCACACACTATCACGCTGACTGAAATCGGTTGCTTGTCATCCGTGCGAGATTTATCTCCTCAGAAACAAACAAGCTGCTGGCAGAAGCATAAAATCTGTAGGGTGTGAGCCACGTGGTTAAGACAATAATGATAAAACGTGGTGCAAAGATGCACATCCTGGCTAACGGGGCGGGGAGAAATCTCCGCTCTACAATTATGAACCATTTAAATATTAGAATTATGAAAGAACAGATTTTGAAGAAGATAGGAAAGACACTTGTACGTATTAATGTAACAGACCAGAGTGCAGAGGATGCCTACGATGAACTCATTAACAGCAGCCCTCGCCTGTTTGGTATGCTTTCCAGTATCTACAGACTGAATGATGAAGAAGAAAGATTCGCTTGGTCTGCCGGAATCGCCTAAAATCTCCCTACGCTTGTAGGGAACTACAAACCATTTGAACATTTTAGAATTATGAGTACGTTACATTTAGATTGCAGAAGTCAGGGAATGATGGAGAGTATCATTGCTGACAGACAGGAGAGATATTCTCACGTCGAATTTATTTCATGGAACAACAATACGCTTGTATTGGCTTATATTCCGTGATGCCTAAAATCCGTAGCCAGTACGATAATTGTCGTGTGTGACTACGGAACAATTACCAATAAAATTAGGATTATGAAAGCAAGACAGATTATTTATTCAAGTACGATAATTGTGCTTGGATTTATTCAGAGTGTTCCTGCTCTGTTGTGTTTAGCAAGTACGAATATTATCGTGATTCTGCTTGGAATATTCTATAGCATTCTGCTTGGAATATTCTGGAGCAGTACGATAATTGGCAGATGGTTTTTCAGAGAATTGTGGCGATCTACGCTCCGCTTGGAAAATTTCATGCTTGGAAATATAGGATGAGATTGGAAAGTACGATAATTGTGCTTGGAAACATTCAGCTGAATTCTGCTTGGAGAAATCCAGGCAGTACGATAATATAACCAGTTAAACAAAAGAATTATGTTCAAGACAATAACAAAAGAGTTAAGCAAAAACGAGGTCATTGACCTCTTGCGCGGAATGGATGCACAGGAAGTTGAGGACAATTTCTCTGTACGCCGTGTTCTGATTGATACACAGGCGTGCGATGTATTTGGCGGAGATCCTGAGGATTCTTATCCTCTCATCCCTGGTACGTACATGGCATTTTATTATAAGAGTCTTGTCGGAGACCCGTATCCGTTTTTTGAGAAGGTATGCGCAAATCTTATAGAAGATGAGGAGAAATGCCAGACGTTAATGAACGAAGACGGCTGTATCCTTATTTTCATGCTCAACAAGTACGAGTAGCCAAAAATGTGCTCAGGCGTTTTCCTGGGCATACTATTCACCAATATTTTAGATTATGAAGAAATTAGAAAAACCAGAATGGGAAGAAAGAAGGGAATATTTAAAAGCAACAATACTCCCTACGTTATTGAGTATTATGCAGGATTTCTTTGGTAATGAAAAAATCTTTTTAGCAGTGAGCACACAGAAGAATGGAGAATTCATTACTGCTTTCGCTTCCGTATCAGACAAAAACGGGAAAACAACAGACTGTGTTTCTTTGCACATGTCTGTTTACGACAGTGTTGAAGAAATCGATAGAGATTACAACAAGCTTGCAGAATTTCTCAAGAAGTACTCAGCCTGAATTTGAGGGAGTTTCATCTCCCTCTACTACAAACCAAAATATTATTAGATTATGAAAAAGGATATTATTGAATTACTGGGAGTATTAGTAATAGCCATGACTCTCATGGGCTGTGGAGTGTACGCACAACGCATGGAAGATGACAAAGCGCAGCTAAAAGAAGATGTGCGTCGATTGATGGACACAATCGACGACGAAGGAGATACAGATAAATATCTGTGTGGTCCTGACTATGTAGAGCGTCTATGGAAATGGTCACACGACCAGTAAGCCAGAACTGGGCAGTAACGATAATGTGCTGCCTGCTATTAACCAAAACAGAATATATTATGACAGCAGAAGAAAAGACTCAGTTAGAGAAGCTTGTAGAGAAGTATTTGAAAGAAGACGCGTACAAACCACGAGGATGGGGAGAGAAAGCCGCAATGGATTTCCACAGTGCCTTAAATTGTGAGTGGCTTCAAACGTACAGTTTTAGACCAGACCCGGCGTAGTTATTTACTACGCCTCCAATTATTAACCAAATCAACTTTAGAATTATGACAGACGGAGACAGAAGATTCCTTGCCAGACTCGTAGCGAGCCACAAGGCAGTTATCAGCGAGGAGTGCGCAAGAAAGAAGCTCGACAAGAGCGAGTATTTCAGACGTGCGGCAAAGGCTGACAGGAAAGCTCAGAGCATAGAGTTTTCCCGTCGTCCTCGCAGGTTTTAGCCAAAACATTCTGTGCGGTCTATCTGAACAGAAACCATGTTAAACCATTTAAATTAGTAGAATTATGGAACGATATTCATGTAAGCAGTTGAAATCGCTTGTAGCAAGCGGTGTGGCAAAGGATGTAACCTACGCAGACAGTAGAAGTGATATTCCTGAAAGTTATACTCAGATTGGGTATGCGGCAGGAATCTACGGTTGTAACGGAATGTTATTGAAGGGCAAGAGCGGACAGCTATACGCCGTGACAGGCAGAACTTCTGTTATCTACATTTTTTAGCCTAAAATCTCCCCCATTCACTTGGGGAGTACGATTATTAACTAAATATTAGAATTATGACAACGGATTACTACACAGCCGTACACTGGCTAAAAAGTGCGTTCATCCTCTGTAACGAGATTGCAGAGAATGACGAATCAGTGATTGAAAACATCGAGTATCCAGAGTGGACAAATGGCGATGAAGCAGAAGAGGACAGAATCGAGATATTTCAGTGGTTCCTCACCGATATGAACGAAGAAGACAAAGAATGGATGCAGAAGAATTTCCCTGACTTGATCTTCTCTTACTCAGACAAGCTTGACTTGTGGATTCTTTGCGTAGATCATTTTGGAACGATGTGGAAGGGAGTCTCAACGACTACCAACTGCGAGAATGCGGCAAAGGCTAGTCAGCTGCTGCCGTAGCCAAACCAATCCTCACTCTCACGGGTGGGGATTTCTATTAACCAAAGATTACAGATTATGAGTGAATTAGAGAAAATTTTGAATGATGATTTGCTGAAATGTGAAATCGTCGAGTCTGTTGAGAATGCAGCAAGACGTGTTGACCTCATCAAGTGGACTCACGACAACACATTCTCTATTGCAGAAGTACGCAAGGATATCGGCAAACTAGAGGTTACAGATGTTCCTGGGACAGATGAGCTTGAAGCATACAAGTATTTCTACAGAAATTATGGCGACATTATCTTGTTTGGCTAAAAACATCCCCACATCATCGTGGGGAACCATTACAAACCATTTAAATAAGAATTATGGAAAAAGAATATTTAGAAGTTGTTATGAACAACAAGGGTGAAGTTGTCGAGAAAGTAGCCGATTATATCGGTTGTGAAAGCTTCGCCAAGGTAATCGAGAATCTATATGACGAATGTCTGGAGAATTTTGATGACGCAGACGATTTGCAAGAACATATTGCAGACTGTTGCGGAAAAACCATTCAGAACCTTGCTTGGGATTTTACTCTTGAAGCGAACAGAGAGATGAAGAAATATCTCCATCTTCCTGACCAGCACATGAATGGTAATTTTGCCGATTTGTACAACGATTATCCAAGACACGTTACAGGTAAGTTCTGGGCTACTGACTACGATGGCGACGATTACTACGATTTATCCTCAGATGGTAGCAAGACTTGATGCCGCAGAGGACAGCGAGCAGGCAGACAAGGACAGGGAATATCTTGAAGAATGGTATTTCAAAGCGTTCGGTACGTACAACATCCAGTACAATTTCTCCAATGAGCTTGAAGAGATTCACTCAATGATGGAGGAAGATTACGTGGAAGCCTAAAAATATCCCCTATCATGGGGATATTCAATGTTAAACCATTTAAATGATATTAGATATGAGTTACGAATTTGCAAAGAAGGAAATAGGTGATTACAGAATCACCATTTACCAGGATGAGGATGCCGACTGCCCTTGCACTGCATGGGATTTGGCAGGAGTTTACTTCTGGGACTATTCTGATTACGGATACAATAGAGGTCTGTCTCGTGGTTGCAGCAGCGAAGTTGACGCTAAAAATGCAGAGGATGCTTTGAAAGAGCTTGTCTGCAAATATGTGTCACAAAAGAAGATTATTGATTATATCAATAGCGAAAATGTCGATAGCTTCCGTATGCGCTACGACAAGAATGATCACATGTGGTATCTTGAAAACCTGTACGACGGATTGTGGTATAACCACGAAGAGTTCTGTCCGAGCGACTTGAAAAGATTCGACTATAGAGAGGAACTTTGCGATATCCTCGAAGAGGACGATTTCACGTACCTTCTGCACGACTGCAAGGATATTGCATTCTACGATTGGTCATCCAGAGGATATTGTCAGGGAGACTATGTAAGCGGATATGCCTACTGTGACAAGGAACGCTTCGAAAAGATGGTAGATACAAATACCAAGAACTGGAAGAATCGTGCCATCGAGCTGTTTGAGGGCGAAGTCAAAGATATCGGTATGTGGATGTGGGGTGACGTAAAAGGGTATGTCCTTGAAAAGAAACGTCACTACACTAAAATATACGACGACGGAGACACTTCTGACTCAGACGAGTGGGAGGAGATTGATTCATGCTGGGGGTTTTTCTACGAAGATTCTGATGACCTCATCGAAGAGGTTATCAAAGAACACGGCTTACAGCCGAAAGATTAGCCAAATATGTCAGTCGTTAACAGCGGCTGACTACTCATATCATAACTAAATTTTGTTTAAATGGTTCAAGCCGGTCTGTCGTGAGACACGCCGGTTTTTTGTTCCCCAAGTTTAACCAAATTAAGTTTTTAGAATTATGAGCAGAAATTACTGGACATTAGGTAAGAAAGGTATGGAGAATCGTCTGACAAAGGTACAGGCAGCTTATGAGAATGCAGTGGAGAACGTTAGCGACTTGCATGTCAAAATCAGTGAGGGCAACAACAAGTTGGGAGCAATCCCATCTGTATCGCTTATCCCTGTAATGGATTGCGGTAACTGCGCAATCTGTGCGAAGAGCTGCTATGACCTCCGAAACGACCTCATCTATAAGGAGGTCATCAAGACGAGAGCCATCAACTCTGCAATCTACCATGAGGATCCAGAGCGATACTTCAAGGAGATTGACGGGTATCTCGACTACCGCTACCCTAGAGCATTCAGATTCCATATCGGCGGTGACATACAGGACAAGTGGTATCTTGGCAAAATGTGCGAGATTGCTCGCAAGCATAAGGATACCAAGTTCCTGGCGTTCACCAAGATGTTCGATGTATGTAACGAGTACATCGATGAGGGGAACGTCATTCCCGAGAACATGCACATCCTATTCAGCGGATGGCTTGGCCTCAAGATGGACAACCGTCACGGATTCCCGGAGGCACATCCTATCTTCGAGAGTGAGACATCAGCACCGGAAGGAACGTTGCTCTGTACAGGAAACTGTACAGAGTGCCTGAAGCAAGACAGACTATGCCGGTCCATCGGAAAGGGTCAGGCGGTAGGATTCCTTGCACACTAGTCAAAAGCCCTCTTCGGAGGGTACTATGTCTAACCATTTAAAATTTTGAATTATGACAACAGAAAGAAGAGGAACAAAAATGCTCAAAGCTTCTGACATCATGAAGAGAAAGGGCATTGTCCAGAAACAGATGGACATGAACAAGTTCAACGAGGTTGTAGAGAATTTCTTTATGACCGAGCCTAAGGATACGATTCTCCTTACGCCGAAGAGATTCATCGAGATGGATAACCCGCCAGAGGGTGACTTCATTGACTATCTCGATGTCAGCGTGTGGGAGAAGAAATGCGATGATCCGGATGACCAATTCGACTTCATCGACTATCAGTTCATGAAGAAGAACGGGATGCTCCGTCCTATCCTTATGGTGAACGAGCCATTCATCGGCAATGCTGCCGGGTGGCTGAGAGATTTTTGTGGATTCACTGTGAAGAGCAGAACACGAAAGAAGAAGAAGGAATACATCGTGTCTCTGCCGGTTTGACATACTCTCACCCCTGAAGGGATGAGATTCTTGGATGCAGGCGCACATGCGCCCTCCTTGCGAAAGGTGTCTTACTTGTGCTCTCCAATTCGGCAATGCCCTGCCGAAGAATATTCTGGGCAGCGAGAAGGTCACGGCTATGGACTGCGCCACACTCGGGGCAAGTCCATTGCCTATCCTTCAGCTGAAGCTGCTTGTTTACATATCCGCATGTACACGTCTTTGATGACGGGTAGAATCGGTCAATCTTATGGACGATGACACCATACTTGGAAGCCACGTACTCCAACTTGGTGACGAACTCACCGTGTGCAAGATCGCTCATCTTCCTGCCCCACAAGGCTGTCATGCCGGTGAGCTGGAGGTCTTCGATGAAGATACGGTCGTACTGCCGGCATAACTGATGGGCGAGCCGCCACTGGAAGGCGTTGCGCTGGTTGACAACCTTCTCGTGGTGTCTGTCGAGATCCTGACGTTTCCGTTCCCGGTTATGGGAACCTGGCACACACTTCAAGAGGTTCCGCGACTTACGCTGCAACTGGCGCAGTCCGCTCTTTAGAAACTGCGGGTTTTCAACCGTGGTTCCGTCGCTCATCGTCATGTAGGTCTTTAGGCCAAAGTCAATGCCTACGGATGCACCATTGTGTGTCTTTCCGAGGCTGACAGGGGCTTTATCAAGCACCATGATGATGAAATACTCTCCCAGTGGACTGCGCTTGACGGTGAGGGTCTTAACCTTGCCGTCGCAAGGTCTGCTCAGCGAGAATTTGAAACGCTTCTTTATTCTGTTTATCGTCAGCACGTTCCCGTTAATGGAATAACCTCCTTGTCGGAATACAAAAGAGGAGAAATCCTTCGCCCGTCTAAACTTTGGAGGTCGTGCTGCCAGATGCTTAAAGAAACGCAGATATGCGTCATCGAGACGGTCAAGAATCTCCTGCACCGTCTGCGAGTGCAATAGGTTTCGGTTGATGCGCTTTGCGAAATGCTTACGCATTCTGTTTATGCCGATATATTTGCCGTACATGCGGTAGTAGCGTTTCTGTAGCGCGAGTGCATGATTCCACACAAAAGCAGCCTCGCGGAGCATCTTATCCAGGTGCTTCGTCTTATCGGTGCGATAGAGTTTGTATTTGTATGAAATCATAAGCAAACGTTTTATGCTTACAAATATATAACTTTTTCTTCAACTTTGCAAATAAATTCAGAAAAATATGCACTTTCATACAACACCTGAAGGTAGTGGGTATTCCCGCGCTAAATATCAAGGCGTGGAACATTATCGTTTCACGCTCCTATTATTAACTAATTAAATAGAATGATTATGGAAGAAAAAATCGAAAAATTCAAGGAATTGATGGAAGCAAAGCATAACTGCCAGTTTTGTCTTGACAATGCTACAGGGGATGCAGACATGCACGGATTAGTGTATTGGGCAGAGAGAGTCGAGAAATTAAGACAGGAGGTAGCAGAGATGATGTAGCCAAACAAGCCTGCCGGAAACGGTGGGCATCAAGTTAAACCAAAATATTAAGATTATGGATAAGAAAGAATTGAAAGACAAGATTTACACAGTATGCGCAGCTATGATTTGATTGAGCTTGCGTGTACCATCCGTGAGATTATGAAGGAGCATGGCATCCTTAGAAAAGAATTCAAGCACCCTGTACTTGGTTACAGAGAAATCTACGAGGTAACAAAGATTGCGATAAGAGATACTTATACGGCTCTACCGGTTTTTGCTATCCGTTCAGTGGATGTAGACAAATCCGAGAGAAGAGTACTTGCTACGGACAACACATGGATGGACTTCGATACGCTCGCAAGAATAGTATCAGAACTTAACGATGAGCTTGAAGGTTAAATTAGCGTTAAAAACGGCAAAGTGTATGGTTTATGCTTATAAAATGCGTAACTTTGCCACTAATAAACCAATTTTAGAATTATGGAAGAAATACATTTAAAGACAAGAGACTGGGAGAGGTTATTGAACTATACCCAGCAGCAGAAGTACAAGCTTGCTATCAAGCAGGGATGGTTTGCAGACTATCACGGCAACGCGTGGAGACACAACACCTTCTACGGAGCTTACATCTGGAAATATCCGAAGTTCATCAAGGTAGTGAGAATGTTCGAGGAGTTGTTGGGTCACAAGCCATTGTGGGAAGACGTCACTGACGACAACCTCCGTGATCTCTTTGAGAAAATCAAGGAGCACTATGCTCCCAACTCGGCAAAGACAGTATGCGCCACAATTAAGGCGGTAATACGTGAGAATGATGCTACAAGGGAGATCAACAGCCAGACGTTCGGAAAAATACTCAGAACGAAGGCTGTGCCTGTTCAGTCAGTCTATCTCTCGGATGAGGAAATAGACAGAATCATCAATTACAGTCCGAAGGGACAGACGAAAAGATATGTTCAGCGCATGTTTCTCATGGAATGCCTCTGTGGAGCACGCTATAGTGATTGCCAGAGGATAACTCCTGAAAACATTGATGACACCGGGCACTTCCTCGTGTATGTGGCACAGAAGACCAAGACAGAGGTAAGGGTTCCTCTTCACAAGAAGCTCCGTCCGTTCCTGGTAAGCGGCACTGGTCCAGAACCTCTCCCTGGAGAAATCAGCGAGATGACCTTCAACCGAACCATTCGTGATATCTGTCATGAATGCGGAATAGATACGAACACGAAGGTATTCAAGGCTGGAAAGGAAGAATCTGGAAAGAAGTTCAAGTTCGTATCTTCTCATACAGGAAGGCGTTCCTTTGCGACAAACCTGTCGAAGAAAGGTGTGCCATTGGAACAGATTGCGGTAATGATGGGGCATTTGTCAAACGGAAAACCGAACATACAGATGACCCAGAGATACATCGTAGGCAAGACGGAAATTGATAGCAACACACTTAAGCTCTTCGGAGTCTATGATAACGACGACGAGCCTGATGAGGATTAAGCTAAACTGGAGGTGGCTAATAATAACCATCTCCTGCTATTGTTCAACCAAAAAAAAAATAACGAATATGGTAGAAAATTATACAAAAGAGGAGTTTCATAGACTCGTCACTGAGTGCCGTAAGAAGTACGAAAAGCTTTCGAAAGAGACTGTAATGAAGGCTCTGACAGGCGAAATCGGAACAAATTCAGCAATGATAGAAGAACTGGAAGTACTCGATATCCATTATCATGACGAAATTAAAGAATTCGACATTTCAGCTCCAGGCTTGAATCGTCAGCTCATTGAGAATTTCAAACAGGCAGAAAAAGATGGCAAGAATGTCATTTTTGAAGCACAGGAATATCTCCAGATTCTCGGTATGACCGAGAAGATATTCGACCAGAAGCTGTGGGTAAACGAAGATGGCCATCCTTGCGACGAAAGCGGAAACAGACTTTCCGCAGACGGAAAACATAGCGTGTTTGAAGTTATTAAATGTGGAAAATGATTTTTTAACATAACTAAATTGTGTCCTCTCTTGCCCGTGAGGGTAGGGGAGGATTTTATACCAAAAACAGATATAATAATCTGACTATTATTAACCAACAGATTAGAAATTATGAAGAAAATGATGAATGAAGATGTACCTTACGAGCAGCAAATGAAACCAATCTTGGAGAAGTATGACAAGTTGGTGGAGGAGAACCTTGCTCTCAAAGAAAAAGCCAACGAGCTTGAGCGATACAAGGCCTACGCCAGAACGCCAGGCGAAGTGAAAGGCCTCGTTGGTCGCATTGAAAAGCAAAAGGAGGATATCGACTGGTCTATTGCTCAGATAAACGAGTATCTTAGGAATCTCGGAGTAGACGCAAGGTACAAAACGTTGAAATCAGCAGTCAATGCTATCACGAAGATCTAAGCCCCGATTAGCCAAACCAGGGAGCTTCGGCTCCTGCAATTATTAACAAAGCCCTACGCAACACGGTTAAGCGACAAGAATATGACAACAGAGAATTTAATTGCAGCCAGAAACAAGGTGGATAATGTTTATGAGCTGATCAATGACTTGGTTAGTAATCATAGCATTGATATGCTTGACTTGGCGTACCCAAAGCACGAAGGAAAGCAAGACGCTGACGCTGTTGCAGAGATGATGCTGCTACGTCAGAGTGCGAACAGCCTGTCTGAAGTTTGCAGCATCCTTGCCAGTAAGCTCACGGATGCTATTGGAGACGAAAATGAAGTAAAATAATAACCATTTAGCCCTCGACATCACGGTTAAGTCATTAGATATGAAAAAGTTACTTTTATTTTCTCTATTTGCGTTTGTGCCTTTTAGCATACATGGGAAGAAGGTTTATATGAATGCGAGAATTGTTGAACCTTTATGTAATTCAGATGAATATGCGAACGATTCTATCGCAATAAGAGTTTCTCCTTTCAGAGAGTTATTTGCATTCGTATCCATTCAAAATAAATTAGATGAGCGTATATATGTCGAATGGGGTAATTTCAGATGGGATGGAAGTCAAATAGCTTTTGATAGTGATAGTAGGCTTTTTATGGATCAGCCTAAGCAGGATGAAGCTATCATGGCAGGCGAAAATACAGATAAGTATATCGTGCAAAAGGAACTAATAGGCAGTAGCTGGATTACTCCTTGGTATCACGAAAAGGACTTCAAAAAAGGTGGAACACAAACAAGCGTGATGATTGTTCCTGTAAGATTCTCCAGCGGCAAGATAAAGGATTACAAGATCAAATTTGAAATCTTTAATTCTGAGTTATAACCTGAGTAGCCATCGATAGCCGCTTATCAACTTACAGATAGGCGGCTATTTTACAAAAACTCACCACGAAAAACACAAAAAATCTAACTTTTTATTAAAAACAGCTAATTGTAAATATTCTATACTTTAATGAATATTACAAAATGCCATTTTTTCTTCATCCGAAACGATTCGTAAGGATGGTACTTACGAAAGTTTTGTCACTACTTTTTACTTTAACGAGTGCAATTTTTGCACAAATCAGGCATTTGGAGGGTACAGAAATATTTTGTACTTTCGCAATGCAATTCAACAGCACGAGGGTTGACTCGCACTAACATAAGAAAGCAAAACCTTGTAGAAATATAAGGTTTCACTATAAAGGAGACCCTCAAACAGTTCGTGCCTGTTTGGGGGTTCTCTGATTATATAGCTATGCCGAAAGTATTAAACATCAGAGTAGATTTAGTAGAGCGATACGCTTGCGGTTACTCCAAGGTAGAAAGGAGTAAGCGCATGACCGTATTATGCTTTGCAATCTGGTGTAAGATGCAGCATAGCAATTCCGTGATGTTCGGTATGGGGACAAGACAGCTAATGAATTCCCTTCGTATTGGGCAACCAAAAGCTCAACTCATACTCAATGCCATCAAGACAGACGATTTATTCTCTGTACAGAAAGATGGCCGTTTTCTCGTTACATCATTTAAGGATGACACAAGAAAGCTCGATAGGAACGGAAGAACTTACAAAGGATCAAATATGTTCACTCTCGAAGTGAATAAAGAATATACCATCAAGGATATCTACAACAGACTCAATGAACTCTTGTTTTTGAGACAGATTGGAAGTAAAGAAGCGAACAGCTCACACGTTAGTGGTAGAAATACTGATAAGACTCGCTTGTGTCGCTCTGCATTTATTACAATCAAGCAATTTCAGGAGGGGGTTGGAATGTCGCATGGTTCCGTAAGCGGTATAAAAAAGAGATTAAAGAAGAAAAAAGAAATCTCGTCAACATATTCGGAACTTCACATGGCAGACAAGCGAATTCCGGAGTCGGTTAGAAAGATGTTGGTTAGATTCGGAAGAAAGAACCCTACGTTTGAGAAGGGTGATCTTGTGTACGTTGCAATTCCATGTTCGTATGCCATCACAGACAGAAAGGCAAAAAAAAGTTGCGGTAGGCATATTATCTACGGATACGGAAGCAGAAGCAAGAAGAGTCAGAAAGGAACTACAACAGCATGTAAAGGCATTTATGCTCCACTTGATTGTGGATACGGAACGCCTGATTAAATGGTAGTGTTTCTGTTTTTGACGCTTTCACACTAATAGTTAGTGGTAGTCTTTATAGGAAAATATAAAACTATTAGTATACTAACGTGCGTACGTAAAAAAAAAGAAAGAAGAATAAATTTAAGTAGAGGAAATTATGGAAAATAAGTATTTGGCTTATGCAAAAGCAGTAGGAAACTACGATGGTTCTGCTACAGGAGGAGCCTATATCATTCTTAAAGGGGATGATACGTACAAAATCTCGTCAAAGGCACAGGTAAATACTATCGCCTACAAGATGGAGCTGCTTACTATAGTATCAGTCGCCTGTTCAATTCCGGATGGTGGGACGGTTGTGATTTTTACAAACAATAAGATGCTTCAAAGCCTCAACCATCTTAGCGAGATTAAGGAAGGAGCGAATTATCCTAAGTTGAAAAAGCTTTTCCTGGAACAAAAGAAGCGCCTTGAAAGAATAGATGTCGTATGGCGTAAGAAAGATGGCGACAATACTATGTTCAACTCTGTTACAGACTACGCAGAACAGGCTTTTGAGGAACTTTGCAGCAAGTCTGGAATTAAAGATAAACGATATTAAAAATTATATACAATGAAGAAAATTAAATGGAAAATCGCCGCATTCGTGGCGTGGGTTGTAATAACCCTCATGGTCGTAGATGTCGGGCTCAGGGGAGTGAGCAAGGCAGACACGACAACGAACATCGTAAGCGTAGCCATCCTTCTGATATGGCTTCTCGTTTCCATCGCAACAGATTGTTTAACATTCAAAAATAAAAAAGATGAAAAAGATTAAATTCGTGTTCATGTTGTCGCTGATTCTTTCAGCGCTGTGTTTAACTTCTTGCAGCGAGCGCATTGACGCAGGTTCTGAGGGTATCCTGGTGAACCTCTATGGCACCGACAAGGGCGTTGATGACGTTAGCCTCGTTACCGGCCGCGTGTGGTACAATCCATTCACTGAGGAGGTCTATGAGTATCCGACGTTTGTTCAGACTATCGACTACCCTGCGTTCACCATCAACGCCAAGGACGGCTCTGAATTTACCGTAGATCCTACCGTGTCACTGAAGATGGTTGACGGTAATGCTCCGAGAGTATTCAAGAAGTACCGCAAGGAACTGAAGGATATTGTGAACGGAACTTTATTCAACTATGTGAAAGATGCCTTCCGTATCCAGCTCAACAAGTACACAACCGACCAGATTGTCAGCAACAGGGATCTTGTTGAACGCGCCATCGAGACGCAGCTTAGTAAGGCTCTTGCTAAGGAGCATTTTCATCTTGAGCAGCTGACTTCCGGCTTGAAGTATCCGAGTTCCATCGTGGAGGCCGTTAATCAGAAGAATAAGGCTATTCAGGAAGCTCAGCGAGCACTCAACGAGGTAGCTGTGAAGAAGGCAGAGGCAGAAAAGATGCTCGTACAGGCACGTGCAGAACGCGAGGCCAACGAACTCAAGACAGCCTCTCTTACTCCTGCTATCTTGAAAAAGATGTGGATTGAGAAATGGGATGGAAAGCTCCCAGTTTACGGAAACGTTCCTCAGATGATGATGACAACTAAGTAATTTACCGTGCCCGTCTCCTGCTTATAGCTCGGGGCGGGCATCTAATTTTTGAATGTTATGAAAGAAAGATTAAAAATGATTTTCGACCGCATCGACATCTTTGTCGTTTGCATTATTCTCGGGTGTTGCCTCACAATAGCGGAGGTATTCATAGGAACCTGGGGAGGATTTGCTCATTGCTTTATCATGACTTTCCTCATCACCGAAGTCTGTTACACCCTACGCTGCAACGAGAAGCTTGAAATAGAGCTGTTAGAGGCAAAGGAGAAGCTTAAGGAAACTGAGAAAGAGTCGGATACTGCAATCCATCAGATCGTCAAGAAGGGTAGGATTATCCGCTTCTACGTCTTACTGGAAATGTTGTGGATGGAAAGATGGGAATGCGAACACGCCAAGGTCAACTACTGCAAACGCAAGATAACATCGAGACAACTTGTTGATGCGATGAATCATTTCGATAAGAGGTGTGATGAGATTTCCAATAAACTCTATGAGCTTACCAAGGATTTGAACGAACTCGATAAATAGATACTTGTCATAAAACAACTTTCCTCACGCCATTTTACTAATGACGTGGGGATTTTCTTTGTTAACCGTTCAGATAGTCGATGACTTTTCGGTTGGCTTCGTCTATCTTTTTATTGTCATATTTTACATATACTGCCGTAACGGTCTTTTCCCAAACGGAATGACCAAGCGCCCTACCTATTGTTTCGAGAGATATTCCGATTTCTGACGCAAATGTCGCCCAGCTATGCCTGTTGTAGTACGACGACATCTGCTTGTCGATAGGACTGACCGTAGCCTTTCTTCTGTCTTTCGGGTCTTTCGGTCCAATTCTTCTAAGTGTCCGGTTCAGGTTGTTCGTGAAGTGATCAACACTGAACGTTCCTGCGTCTTCAAAGAATCTGAGTAGGTACTGTGGCTTTCGGCTTCGGTATCTGTTTATTATCTCCATAGCCTCAGGTTCAACCTTGATATCATACAATCTACCTGTCTTGTTACGGTAGTAACTTATCCTGCCATTGCGAAAATCCTCCTTCTTTAGCGTCAGGAGGTCTGAAACATTGATGCCTATGAGGTAGAACCCCAACATGAAGAAATCGCGGTACAGAGCCTGCTTGCCGTGTAATTTGGCATCCCTGAGCTCTCTCATCTGTTCCAGTGACAGACAGCGCTTCCTGGTTTCCTCCTTTTTGAGCTTGATGGAGTGGAACGGAAAGTTCTGCGTTTTTCCATCATCGATGGCCTTCCTAAAGACTGCCTTGATGTGCGTGATGTCGTTCGAGATACCATTGGCCTTTCTTCCTTTATCCATCTCATGCTTGATAAACCCGGTAATCCAGTCTTTATCTATTGTGTTGAAATTACACTTATCATCATAGGCTTCAATACACCTGTACGTCCTCTCGTAGCTTCTTCTTGTGTTCGGTCTTTCTCTCGTCTCCAGGAATGCTTGCATAAAACTGAGGAACGGAGACTTGTCGGTCTTTACGGCTCCAGTGCACATCTCTTTCAGATGTTCCTTTATTGTATCAATACCTTCCTCGATATGATCGAGCACATAACTCTCACATCTGGCATATAATTCCGCAAGCCTTCTCGTCTTTGCTTTTGCTGACTTGTCTGACTTCGGAAATATCATGCCGGTAAACTTCTCTGTTGTCTGTATTCCAGTATAGACATAGAACCTTTTTCCTTTGTGGGTAACAGAGAAAAACACCTTGTTTGTCTTTGATTCAACGTAAACTTTCATAATGATGATTTCTTTTGTAATCCTTCCATCTACAGGAAAACCTCACTTGCATATTACTTGCAAAAAGTAACCTTAGATTACCCTAAATTACCTTTTTGAGGCTATTTTTCTGTAAAATAAATAGATTGATTATTCGTGACTATAGCTGAAAATCAGAGACTTATGAATTTAGAATGCCAAATTTGTTACTGTAATCAT